AATGGAAAATAAAATTTGGCAGCAGGCCAGATTGATAGAGTACTACAATCAAGTTCCAATTATCCAGTTTATGTTTAAGAGTACTGAGGCTGATGATGTCATCGCGTATATTTCTCACATGAAGGGACTAGAGGATACTGAAAAATTAATTGTTTCGAGTGACAAAGACTTTTTTCAGTTGCTTACGACGAAGACGGTGCAGTATCGCCCAATTCAAAAAGAAATTTTAAATCAGAATTCGATTCTTGAAAAATTTAATATCCATCCAGCTAATTTTGCCATGGCCCGAGCGATGGTCGGTGATAAGTCTGATAATATCGATGGGGTTGATGGCTTGGGTTTAAAAACTGTTGCAAAACGTTTCCCTTTCTTGAAAGAAAATAAATCAGCTACATTTACAGATTTATTGGAACATTGTGAACAAAGAGCAGAAGAAACAAATGTTAAAGCATATCAAAAAGTCTTGGAAAACGAAGACATCTTAAGAAGAAACTACCACATGATGCAACTCTATACTCCGATTCTCAGCATTGACGCAAAAAATATCATTCGTGACACTATTAAAAATCCTGATTGCTCTTTTAACAAAACAGAGTTAATTAAAATGATGATGAAGGATGGTTTTGGTGAAGTCAATTTTCTAGAACTTTTTCAACATTTTAATAAAATCTCCATAGACAATCGTTAGACTGTAACTAAAATATTAGGTACTGGAGGATAATATAAATGACTAAAAACCTTGATTTCTCAAGGTACGGGAAACAGTTTCAAGAGTCCCTTGCACAAATGGTGCTTGAAGACCGTCCGTTTGCTGACCAAATTGAGGAGGTAATTGATACTCAGTTCTTCGAACTAGGTTATCTTCGCGTATTCGTATCAAAAATCTACGATTATCGTAGAAAATATGGAGTGCATCCTACCAAGCAGATCCTAGCATCGATTTTGAGGACTGAGTTAAAAAATCACAACGATGCTGTACAAAAACAAGTAAGGGATTATTTTGCTAGGGTTTGTATCAAAAGCGTACAAGATGAACAGTATATTAAAGAGACTAGTTTAGATTTTTGTAAGAAACAGAAGCTTAAAGAAGCTTTAATGAAATCGGTAGATTTAATACAAAATTCTTCTTATGATGAAGTGCGTCGGATTATCGACGTCGCCCTTAGGCTTGGCACAAATAACGATTTCGGACATGAGTTCTTGAAAGATTTTGAGTTGAGATATGAAATTAAGTCTAGAAATCCAATTTCTACAGGGTGGGAGAAGATTGACTCTCTAATGAACAACGGCCTAGGGTCTGGCGAGCTGGGTGTTATAATCGCGCCTACGGGAGCGGGCAAGTCGATGGCTTTATCTCATTTGGGTTCACATGCGGTCAAGGCTGGCAAAAATGTTGTTCATTACACACTAGAACTCTCGGAGGCAGCAACTGGTCAAAGGTATGATAGTTGCATTAGCAAAGTGCCTTTGAGTGCCTTGTTTCATCAAAAGGAGGAAGTATTGGAGGCGATTAGCGATTTGGAAGGTAGTTTGATTATTAAAGAGTATCCAACAAAGACTGCTTCTTCAAGTACCTTGCGTATGCACCTAGAAAAATTAAAAAAAAGAAATCATAAAATTGATATGATTTTAGTAGATTACGCTGACTTGCTTAAATCTGCTACAAGTTTTAAGGAGAAGCGTAATGAATTAGAATCTATTTATGAAGACCTTCGTGCTATAGCACAAGAATTTAAGTGTCCGATATGGACAGCATCACAAACAAACCGATCAGGACTAAACGCAGAAGTTGTGACTATGGAATCAATCTCAGAAGCTTTTAACAAATGTTTTGTATCAGACTTTATTTGTTCTATTTCTAGAACAATCAAAGACAAAACTGCTAATACCGGACGGATGTTCGTTGCTAAAAATAGAAATGGCCCAGATGGACTAGTGTTTCCTATCTTCATGGATACGAGCAACGTACAAATAAAAGTCCTACCCAAGGTTGATAATCCAGTAATCTCTCTTCAAGCGCCTGGTGATTTAGCAGCTGAGCTTAGTGAGAAATATTTACAACAAAGAAATGCAAAAAAATATATGCGAACAGGAAAAATTAACAATGGAACTACAAAATAGAATTCTATCGGATATCATAGTGCATATGAAATATGCAAAATATATTTCGAGCCTTGAAAGAAGAGAGACCTGGGAGGAGTTGGTAAGTCGGAATAAAAATATGCATCTTAAAAAATATCCTAATTTAGGGAAAGAGATTAAAGAAGCATATAATTATGTCTATGAAAAAAAAGTTTTACCATCTATGCGGTCCATGCAATTCAGTGGCAAGCCGATTGAAGTGGCACCTAACAGGATATATAACTGTGCTTACATGCCTATCGATCATATCGCTTCTTTTTCTGAGTGCATGTTTCTCCTTCTCGGCGGCACTGGTGTTGGATTTTCTGTCCAAAGGCATCATGTTGATAAGCTCCCCGAAATTCAGAAGCCGAATTCGAAAAGATTTCGAAGGTTTCTTATCGGAGATTCGATCGAAGGGTGGTCCGATTCAATAAAAACCCTAATTCAAACTTACTTTAAAGGAGGGTCAAAAATAAAATTTGATTTTTCTGATATCCGTCCGAAAGGAAGCAGACTAGTTACTAGCGGAGGCAAAGCTCCCGGCCCTCAGCCGTTGAAAGAATGTCTCCTTAAGATTCAGGGTATCCTTGATGAAAAGGATAATGGAGACAAGCTTGAGCCTATCGAAGTACACGACATTGTTTGTTATATTGCTGATGCTGTTCTTGCCGGGGGGATTCGCCGGGCTGCTCTTATTTCGCTTTTTTCCGCAGACGATGAGGAGATGCTTGCCGCAAAGACAGGTAATTGGTGGGAAACAAGTCCTCAGCGAGGAAGAGCCAACAATTCAGTTGTCCTCATGCGACATCTGATTACTCGTGATTTCTTTATGGAAATATGGGACCGTGTTAAAGAATCTGGCTCCGGCGAGCCTGGTTTTTACTTTTCTAATGACAAGGACTGGGGCACCAACCCTTGTTGTGAGATTGCTCTAAGGCCTTATCAATTTTGTAATTTAACAGAGATAAATGTTTCTGATGTAGAAACACAAGAAGAATATGAAAACAGAGCAAGAGTGGCGTCTCTTATTGGCACTCTTCAGGCTGGGTATACTGATTTTCATTATCTTAGAGATGTTTGGAATCGAACCACAGAAAAAGACTCGCTTATTGGCGTGTCAATGACTGGAATTGCATCTGGCAAGGTATTGGATTTAGACATGAAAGCCGCTTCACTCGTTGTCAAAAAAGAAAATCGTCGGGTGTCGCGCGCTATTGGCATTAAACCCGCAGCGCGTACTACCTGTGTAAAACCAGCTGGAACAACTTCTCTTACTTTGGGCACTTCTTCTGGTATACACGCCTGGCATAATGACCACTATGTTCGTCGCATGAGAGTTGGTAAAAATGAGACGATTTATGCCCACCTTGCAGCTAACCACCCAGAATTGGTCGAGGATGAATATTTTAGGCCACATGACACTGCTGTCATAACGATACCTCAAAAAGCCCCGGAAGGCGCAATCACTCGGTCAGAAAGTTCTTTACAACTTTTGAAAAGAATTAAGAAAGTTACAGAAGAGTGGGTAAAGCCAGGACATCATAGAGGGCAAAATACACATAACGTTTCTGCAACAATTTCTATCAAAGATACTGAATGGATCGATGTCGGAGAGTGGATGTGGGAAAATCGTGATTGCTACAATGGTCTTTCTGTTATCCCGTATACTGATCATGTTTATAGACAGCCACCTTTTGAGGACTGCTCACCGGAAAAATATGAAGTACTTTCGTCTGCTCTAGGAGAAGTTAATTTAGCACAGATAGTAGAGTTAGAAGATAGCACAAATTTAGGTGGTGAGCTAGCTTGCTCTGGCGCTTCGTGCGAAATATTTTAACATTTTTATATAAGTTACTATATTATCTGTACCTAAGGAGGTAAAAAATGAGTGATTTAACTACTGAAGAATACGTTGTGGAGTACATTAAGGCTTTTAAGGCTGTCGAAGATGAAATGGAACCCTATAAGGAACACAAGAGAGATTTACGAAAGAACTACGTACAAAATGGCTGGCTTTCCAAGGATGAAGTGCGCCAGGCTGTTCGTGCTTATCGTATGCTGTCTAAAGGTGACGATATTAACCAGTTTGCTGATTATTATGATAAACTAAGTAAGAAGATTTCGTAAGTCTGTTATGTTATATCCTTTAAACAAATATTTGGTGGTAAAACCAATCGATGAGGTCAAAAAGCAATCAGGCATTTTAGTGCCTGAGGGCGCCGAGCTTGAAGCTTCAACATTCAAGCTCGTGCAGATAGTGCAGCCTAATCTAGATTCTAGATTGGATATTGGAATGAAAATTTTAGTACCGACTCATATGATTGAAGAAGCTTCTTTTTTCGGAGAACAATACTATTTAGTAACAGAAAATCATGTAGTTGGCTTCTACAAAGAGAAATAAGCCGCGTTGGTGTAGTTATGAGATATATATTATTAGTGTTGTTGACAGCATCTGTTGCTGTCCCTTCTCCTGCCGTTGCAAGGGGTTTTGTCAAACCCATCCAGAGCGTGGAAACCGAGAAAGGACCCAGCTACGATGAGCTTCATGACGAGGCTTTGTTCAGTTGTCCTTGGGCAAAAATGACCCATGAAAAGGAAGGCATTATTTCTCAACTAATCGAGATTGAGAAGTCTTTTAACCCCCCGCCTAAGATGCGTGGTATGCTCTTGGCAGCTGCATGCATGGAGTCCGGTTATAACCCGTCCGCCAAGGGCGATCGAAAATTTAGTAAATCTAAAAAGAAGCCCATGGCCATCGGGCTTCTGCAGCAGTGGCCAATCTATGAAAAGATGTACCCAGGCATGGACAGGACTAACCCGAAAGATGCTGCGAATACCTGGATGAAACATATTATTAAAATGATTCCCAGGGTAAAGAGGGATTGCAAATACAGGACGGATGCAAGAATCTGGCTAGCGGCATGGGTGACTGGGATTCGCTCTAAGAAGGTCGGCGGGCGATGCAACGAAAGGCCCCTTCACTATCGTCTGCTTCAACGTTGGCACAAGAATATCAAAAAAGCTCGCAAGGCTGCAACTGACTGTGAGGGCCAGGATGGACGCGGCTGTTGATTATGAGTGGGGAATTGTTGTTATCGGTGCTGATTTGGATGCTATTAGATTCGCTCACGACAACAAACACTTTCTGATTAGGAACCGGTTGCCCCATCATCACTCATACGAGGGTGCTGAACAGGAGTGGGCTGAGAAAATTTACCAGCTTTACGAAATAGCTCTTGTACCATTTACAGATAAATCGAACAATATAAGAATATTCCCAGAAGAAAAAATTCTTAAGGTTTTTACAGATCGTAACGTATACACAGTAAGCTACGATAAATTACATTTATATGATGATGAAAATGTCGAAGGCCTTTCGTTAGATCGAGATCTAATTCATTATCGTGTGGTTGATTGGTTTGATTGCCAGGGTCTATACGATCTAGATTTTGACGAGATCACAACTGATGATAAATTTGTTCATTTGATAAGGTTTTTCAAGACTCGTCGCATTGATGGTGATCAGAGATACCTTGACCTGTTATGTGAGTCATTTTTAACTGATTATCAGTTAAAAAACTTTGATTACAGCGATACTATGGCCAGGTTTAAGATCGCGGATTTGCTTAAAAAACGTGGGATTAGCAAGATCAAGATGTCTCTATGGAAAAGAGATATATATCCAGTTTACAAGACTATTTAGAGTATGCAGTTTATAACAAAGTCCAAACTCAAACAAATAATACAAGAAGAGCTATCTGCAACGCTATTTGGCCAATGGACTTCGGGCGGTTTGCAAGCTGCTATAGATCGTGGAGATAAACCACGAAGACCGAACGATATTAGTGATTATATGTGGGAAGAAAGCATTAGTCGATGTCTGAATGGTGAAAGTGAATATTGCCCTATGAACCATGGTGTTATAAGAAGGTCAGAAGTACCAGCTGAAAGAAGGCCTAGGCGCGGTATTGAACCCACACCGAAACCTAAAAGACGTGTGTACACAGAAGATGACGAAGTATACCCAGATATTACAGATCATATACTAGGAAATATTTGGTTTCACGCTACTAGAAGACACCAGGGATATCCGTTGGTGCGCCAGTTGTCACCCGACGGTTACGTGGCGTACGCGCCGCTATGGCGCCGGCGCCCGTCGAAGTTTACGCGGTGGGTTGAGCGCATGGTGAGGGCCGATCTGGGGCATCCGGACCTTCTGGAGATCTTCGGTACTGATATCGGATCCGGATCCGGCGAGGGCGCGTCGGAAACTGGTAATGATCGGCAAAAACTGGCCTATTATTTAATTATATGGAATAAGCTAGCATGGTGGGCGCGCAGAAATGGTTATAGGCGATTAATAAAATATCCGTCGTGGGAAGCACGGTTCGCCCGGGAGCTTAAACATCATTATCGTGCCGGCTCCGAGGAGACAAAAGCATGGGAGAAAGCAACCAAACGTGGATCTTGGCGCCCAAAAACTAATTACTAGCATGAAACTCATACTTGAAAACTGGCGATCATATTTAAACGAACTTGAGACCGATACCGGAGAGGCTAGCGTTGGCTTGGAAAAGAAGTCAATGTATGAGAAAGACAGAGAAGTACATAAAGTTAAAGTTGAACGAGAAATACGCAAAGCAAAAAAGAAATATTCTCATTCTTTGTCTGTTGGCCGATCTTATAAAAAGATTATAGAATTTTTGGTTCGAACCACAAAATTGAGCAAACAAGAAGCAAAGTTCCACTATTTGGGATCTATTTTGCCGGCCCTGCTGCACGAAATAAAAAATGTTAAATACGATTTTGAACAGCTCCCTGGAAAAACGACATATGGCGCGTTTACAGTAGAAGGTGGAGCACGTATAATAATTGATGTAAGGTTTACTGATCCTTGGCATGAAGACTGGAAACGGTGGGCGCCTAGGTCGAGGGCGACAGAAAAGCCAACTCTAGAGAATACTTACCCTTCGAAGGGCGTACCATGGCCAATGGGTGTTTCCGCGGATACGCCGGCGGTGGAGGAGTGGCCACTTAAAATGGGAGGCAATCTGGTATTAACGACTTTTATTCATGAGCTTGGGCACTTTATTGATTACCTCTGGACCACGGAAAAGATTAAATATCCTGGTAAAGCTTGTGATGCGTTGCCCTATTTTGATATGCATTCAGATAAAGAATGGAAAATGCAGCATTGCACGCCGGCTGAATTACAAAGAAAAGATTTGGGGAGGCTTTATAAGGATTTTCTGGAACTTACGTACGGCGAAAGGAAAACAGGTAAACTAACAAGAACAAAAGCAGAATATAAATCTGATCTGCACGAAGCTGCCGCACATGTAAGAGAAATTTTTATTACTTTGGACCGCGATGTCACACTTAAAGAATTAAAGCTTGTGTGTGAATTTAAAGAGTGGACTAGGCAGGCCGATGCCGAGGGTCAAGCGGCAGGCCGGCCGGTCATCGATTGGGAGAAAATATCAAAAACATGGCAGCTTAGGGGGCGGGGCTATGGGGGCGCGCCGCGGACAAAGACCAGCAGGATGGGCACGCCATTGTTCCGCGCTGGCTGGGACTATTCTCTATTATTTAAAAATCAGTTTATTCAACAACTCAACTGTAAGCGCTTAACGAAAGAACGAGTCGACGCGTTGAATCGAGTAACAAAAGTCGATCCTTCTAAGTTGCCTGGTAGGGAATACGCATAATTTTTAGTACTTATCTTTTAAGGCTGCATATACAAAAACTAATATAGCACTTAAGTAAAGCAATACTTCAAATCCTATCTTAAGCCATTCAACCCTGTTCATACTATAAAAAGCATCTCATATAAAAAAATACCCAGTAATATTTTAAAAACTAATTAATATTGCAAACTCGGGATCTTTATTATGAAAATTACCAAGCCTCTTATACGACTAATCGAAGAAGAGCTAGCAGCTGTTTTGGAAGAGCAAATAACTGATCCGGACGCACCACTCATGACCGTCCCTGATGCTGCAGCTGGTCCGGACGAATATTCGCATGAACTTCCTGATCCTGTGGAACATCGGCCGGGCGATGAGGTTGATTTGTATGTATATGCTGGTGAGCAGGACGGAGAGGAGGACGTTGCAACCAAAGAAGCCGTGAGGTGGCTTAGGGAGGAAGGGTACCCTTTCTGGTATTATGACGTCATGGGAGGACCTTCTGATCAGCCCGCCATGGCTTTTCAAGGGGAGCGCTATAATCAAGAAGAGTATGAAGCAAGTGAATATTATTCACCTTGGGAGGATGAAGGAGACTTGGTGGATAGTCTAAGGAATCCCGCGGCGGTGGCGCGAGATGATGCAATGCGAGCTTTTTCGGAATTGAAAACTCATATAGGCATATGCAATAGATATCCTGTTAACACGGTACCAGGCTGTGCATATGCCGATCCGATAGGAGCGGGATGGCCAGTCTTTTTATTTACTAAAAAAGGCGCATCTAAAATATCTCGCCCTCCTGAGTTTCGTCGAGGTTGGAGTGAGGAAGTGAAAGGCTGGTTGCAAGGTATGTTTGGTTCGGGGTATATAAAAAGGAAAAAATTACCGCGACATCCCCGGAGATCGAGGCCACCAACGCGCTGGCCTGAGCATATTCTTGAGCCATTACTGAAGACACATGGTGGAAAACAGGAAAAAATTACTGAAACAACTCTCAAACAATTAATTAAAGAAATACTTGATGATGCATTCAATCCTGAATATTCAGGTTTGAATTTATATACCCCCGAAGAAATTTTGCGAGATGACCCTATGGCACCGCCTGGTTTTGATCCTGAAGTTTGGGAAACAGCCAAGAGAAGATGCGTGGATGGTGAAACATGGTATTGCCCGCATAAAAGAAGCGGCTCACGTCGTGGGGTCCGTTGGGAAGAAGAGCCTCGTCGATCCAGGCGTGGTATAGAATATCCTGTCCCTCGTCCTCCTGTTCCCGTGCAATGGTACCCTAAAGTAGGGGCGCTTGCAAAAGTTATGGCGAAGATCGAGTGGTGTGATCAGATCTACGATCGGCATGGGGTTCCGGCGCGTGGCGAGCGAGGGTCGCCGGCATATAGGCGAGAGCAACGTAAATGTGATAAAAGTGCACTGGCAGCTGCTGTGGGTTCAGATTTTATTCCTATCTTTAAAAAAGGAAGGGAAGGAAGCTATAACTTGGAAGCTTGGACGTCAATTTCACCTCATCCCGGAATGACTTATGATTGGGGTGGGTCTCCGGTGGAGAAAGGAACGCCGGGGGAGCGATGGGCGGAAGCTTCGGAATTTGATGATTGGGGTTGGCACGGCGCCGAAACGTTAAGTTTGGCCAGGGAGATATTGCAATATCGACATGGAATCGATCGCGAAGCGGAGTGGGATGACCCGCGGCAATATGCCATGTCACCTGAAGAAAGACAATTAAAATTTAAAAAAGGCCGCCATCCAATGAGCAAGAAGCTGGCGCCTTGGTTGTATGATGTGGATAATGTACCTGATCATGAAGTGGTTGGTCGGCACATGGCAAGATATCCACACTATGCTGAATATCTGTTGGAGTATTATTTGGATCTCGTGCGTTATCAAGGTGGCGATGCAAATAAAAAGCCACCAGGGATCTCAAGCAGAAAATGGAATAAGCTTAAACCATCAATCCCAGAATGAACCTTTATAACTATATAGTATTAAGCCCTTGGAGAAACTAAATATGAAAATTACCGAAAAAGTTCTTAAGCAATTGATCAAAGAAGAGTTAGCTAAAATATTTGAAGGAGACGACGGAGACGTCATTAAGGGCCCATGGGGCGACAAACCCCCCGGAAGTACTGAAGATTGGCTCGACCAGTGGGATGACTCTCTTGATAAGCTGGACACTGAAAAACAGCGGATGTTCGATCAGTGGCAGAAAGATCCAAATTCAGTACCGGAGAAATGGCGTAAGTTCTTTGAGCCGAATGTGACACAGTTGCCCGGGCGTGAGCGTATTGCAATACAGCCCCCGGAATCGGGCGCCCCAGGACGAGTAGTTCAGGGCCCATGGGGAGATATTCCAGCTCTTGAACCGCAGAGAGGCAGACCGGTCTCTGATTACATGGAAGTTGCTAAAATATTCAAAGGAGATCCTGATGCTATAAAAGATCTTCCGGTTCCACCTGGGCAGCCAAAATTAAATGTGAATTCAACAACAGAAGAAATTGCAGCTGCCTTAAAATACGATGAGGACCTTTACTGGAGCGCTAAAGACGCGCCGACGAAGAAGAAGAGTGGTCGTGGTACCGCTGCAAGCTTGCATGGAAAAGCAGGGGATCCCATGAACCCCGACGCTCGACGCGAAACTCTTAGAAATGTAAGAGCAATGGAACAGCGTACGCCAGAATTAAAAGGTAAGATATTAGAACATCCAAATGTAAAAGATAGAGTGAGAGCTTCTGTAAAGAAAAAAATAGCTGCCGGCGCTTTTATTGGTATTCTTGTATGGCAATTGCTGGAAGGCTTGGCCAACGCAACGGAAACACATGGCCATTTATTAGATGAAGAAGGAAATATTAACGAAGATAGTGTTAAAGCCCATGGGATAGAACTGGGAAAATTTGGGATTAGCGCGGTGGATCCAACTGGTATAGCAGACGTCGGCTTCGGCATACACGAGATTCTTAGCGCCGATGATCCAAAGTATATGAGTGAGGTACATGGTCAGGCCATGGCTGAGATGTTTGGTATTCCTACTCCATCGGATGCAGGACCAGAAGGAATAAAACCGGGAAGTGCTACTGCGCCGGGCGAGGTTATTGCGACGGTCGCTCCAGATTGGCTAGAAATATGGAATCCAGTTGGTGAAGAAGAGGGTTTCACGATGGAATGGGAACCGGGGCCCGAAGATCCGCGTATGCAAGTCCGCGAATCTAAAAAGAACACCAGAAAAATTAAAATATTAATTAAATAATACGAACAGTCTCAAGCTTGTATATGCGATACTATTTATAATATGCAAAAACTTTTCGAAAATTGGCGTAACTTTGAAAAATTAATTTTATCCGAAGCTCGGGATCCTTTTGGTATTACTGTAGCTAATGAAATTACTAAGCATGTACTGGCATTTCTCAAGACTCGTAGCGATGAGTTTTGGGAGAACACCCGACCAGGCGTGGCTCCGCCAGAGCCGGAGGATGCAAGAAGATTTCCTTATCCTGTCACTACAACAGTTGAAAGACAACAGGGCCCGCTATTACCTCAACTGACAGATTACAAAAGAATAATAGTAATACCAAAAAATGTTTTTATTCGGAAATTTAAAGCAAAAAAACTTCCTTCTTCACCTGGGCCAGGAACAATGCAAGCGGCGGGAATTCACGATGTTCGTAATTTGAAAGATGCCTTTGCGAAGTTTCCTGATTTAGAAAATGTTATTGTAAAAATTGATTTCGTATCAGATAGAATGATGAGCAAGGTCATCAAGGCCGAGGGCGAAGCGGGCGCATTACTACCAACGAGACATAGTAAGTTTTTTATGGACGGCGCGGCAGGGAGTAGGTCAGCAAAAGCAGCTTGGAATCCGGAGCATCCTTATTCTCCGAGCCATCCGCCGCATGGAGGCTCTGGAGATTTAACACTGGAAATCACTCTCTCTGACGACTTTTTCCGTGCAGAATCGAAAGAGTTATTTTTAATTGATTTAATAAAACCGTTGCGCGCAGGTCTAATATTCACGACCACTCATGAGTTAGAACACTTTCAACAAGGTTTGCCTCATCCTCTTCGCGGAAAGACTAGTAGACATCCTGCTGGACATCTTGAAAAATTTGAAGAGCCTTATAGTCCTGAAGTTGCTGACCGAGGGCGCCCGGGCCCGGGAGAGTCGCCAGCGGCCCCTCCGGGAAGTGCATGGCGAATATTTGTGTATGAATTATTACCAGATGAATTTGAAGCCAATATAAAAGGGTTGATAAACACAGCTAGAAAAACTGGGTATCCCCTAATAAGCAATTACGAAACTGTGTATGGCGCGGCCTCGCAGGTCGACCTCCGCGTCGCCGGCGGCTTTCATCTGGAGACGGGAAGAGGTTTATTTGAACTTTGGCTTAAGCAGAGAATTAATTCGTATTATCGACTACTTCGACAGACGGGGACAGCAGTCTTGACCGTTGAGAATCATACAAAAATAATTATGGAGAAAGGTCGTGAACTATTAATAAAATATGCCAAACAAAATCTTCCAAAAATTCATGCTGCTATAATGTCGCAGGTGGAAAAAATTGCAAAGAATAGACAGTTATTGGCGGATCCCCGAATGCGATTGGAAATTGAGGATGCCGTGGGTCGTCCCACTCCTAAAGGTGAGGCTGTCTTAAAAAGCAAAAAGTCATTTTCTACAAGTCTTCGAGGCGCGCCCCTTATGGCACTAGACTTATCTTTGAGATTAGAATTTGCAGGCCCAGAAGTAGAAGAGAAGGCCATGGCCGTCTTTGAATGGGGTCGAGATACCGCTATATGGACAGCTATCGGGGCTGCATCGACCGCTGTCGTTGGTGCTGCATCTCCTGGTGTATTAGCTGGTATGATTATTTCTTGTATGGTTGATCCGACATGTCACCCACCAAAATCGCGAAAGGAAGCGCATAGAGAAAAAATAAAAACATCAGAAGCTGGTATCGATGCTGCAATTGATATGTGTAGAAAATCTGGAATGGTGCCTGATCCTTTAAATCCCCGGGGCTTAAAATATCGTTCGGGCAAACCTATAGGTGGTGTAGAGTGTGTGACACCCGAAGAAGCTGAAGAAAGAAAGAAAGAATTACCTTGCTGGGAGCGTCCAGAAGGTTGTAGTCATTTGGAATCTGTTAGAGAAAATAAATCAGTTCATAAAATCAAAATTAAATTGTTAAAATAAGGCAGAAAGTCTTTTGAGGGTTTATAACATTTACTTACTATTTAATATTAGCCTCTTTTGAAAGGGAAAAAATATGAAAATTACAAAAAGACAACTTCAACGAATTATTAAAGAAGAACTTGAAAAAGTTTTGAAAGAAGCCGAAAAAGGTTGGGCCGGCGGAATAGGTGATATTATCCGTCGTGGTCTCGAAGAACTTATAAAAATAGCACAAGGATTGACTCAGGCACTTAAAGCAGCATGTGCACAAAAAGATTTAATTTTAATGGCGGTTAACAATCCAAAGATGATTAAATTAATTGTTAGTACTGCTAACCCAGCAGAGGCCGCGGCTGCAATTACTCTAGCTGCACAGGAGGCCGGCATTCCCGTACCGGGAGACGCGACGAAGGCTTTGACTATGGTGATTACAGAAATGAAGAAAGATACATTTTTCTGGGATCAGCTTGTAAAAGCCATGAAAGATGAAAGTGTACGTAAAACAGTAGTGGCCACTATTTCAGCAGCGTGCCCGAAACCAACGACGGAGCCGGTACCATAAAAATAATCATTTTATAAAGGAGCAAAAAATGAAAGTTACCAAAAATTACCTTAGACGATTAATTGAACAAGAATTAAGAAATATACATGAAGATGATGATGATCCTCTCTCTGCTGAGCCTGGTGGTCTCGGTGGTCTCGGTGGTGAGAAACCTTCATTACCGCCTGATGCTGGTGGGGTGGCTGAGCCAGAAACAGCAGAAGCAATGTTAGAGAAGGTTCATGCAGATCTTGAAAGGTGGTTGGGAGGCCATGGCGGCGATGTTTCACCAAGTACAGATGTAGAAGACGAAGACGAATTTTAAATCAGTTCACCACCAACATTCTGAACTGATATATTCCCATTCACATGTATCCCAATAAAAGCACCACTCATATTCACAAATCCAGGAATCTGAATGTTCTTGCTTCCAAACACAGCATTCCGCATTTGAATATGAATCGCAATAGCGCATGCCTGTTTCTAAAGGCAGAGGATCATACATGCAATAGTCTACCACTATTGCAGCCTCTTCGTAATAAACTGGCGTATTATCATCAGGATCTGAGGGGACTAGTCTCAGAGTGCAGCTTGTTGCTAACAAACTTAGCATGCCTAGCATGCAAATAAATAAATTTTTCATACTATCAATATAATAACAGTTTAGAAAGAATTAACTAATTATTTATGAGAACACCAATATGAAATTATTATTCGAAAGCTGGCGTCAATTTATATCTGAAGAAGAATCACCGCGAATTATCGCTATTGGTGACAGTATTACAGCGATGAAAGGATCTTATATTGATCTCTTGGGCGGCGAGAAGTTTGCTAAAGGAGGACAGACAAGCAGACAGCGTATACTTTTTAATAAAGTTAAAGATGCTACAGCTGGAAGGTCTGATTATCCAGATTATATAATTCTTTTTATGGGTACTAATAATATTGGTGCTGGCGATAGACGTTATGGTGCTAGATTCGCCAAGCCAGAAGACGAGAATCCAAAATTCGTTAGTGAGTTAATAGCTGATTTAGGGAAATATTATGGTTGGGCCAAAACTGGCTGTGCGTTTGAAGGGAAGACGTCAAGAGAAACGAAATGTATTCCACAAGACCATTCAGCTACAGTTATTGTATTGCCATTGTTTCCTGCTTATGATTATTGGTTTAAACGATATAATACGTTGAACGAGAAGAAGAAGATAAGGTATGCTGGTTGGGAACCTAATTTAATGATGAAAAATTTAAATAAAGTTAATCAAGCGATCGCTGAAATATCAGATATACCTATAAGCAATGAATCAATGTTAGAAGTTGCTGTTAACTGGAAGGATGACGGAAGTGGTTTGGTAGGAAAAAACATCCAAGAACAATACAGAGGAAGAAAAGGCAATGATTATATTCATCCCAACAAAGCAGGTCATGCAGCATTAAAAGCCCTAATTAAAGAGAGGCTGTTTTAATAATAATATGAAAAAAAGAACTATCACCAAATCTCAATTAGAAAATGTCATCTCTGAACGCTTGACTGGTCTATTGCAGGAAGAAAAAATAATTCCTGTAAAGAAAAGAACTATCACTAAGTCCCAATTAGAGAGCGTTATATCCGAACGTTTAACAAATCTCTTAAAAGAATCGAATCCTGTATTCAAAAATCCCGCCACAGGGCGTGTGAGGGGTGGGCGCACTGTGACGTCGGCCCGTGGCCTGGAGTTCGTCGAGGCTCACCTGACACACAGAGGGATTGCGCGCGGGCTCCAATTCGGAGTTAGTACAGAGGGACCACCCGAACAGTATTATTTAAAGGGTAATAATCCCAAAGATTGGCATTGGCCAACTTTAACGAATCGTGATTATGAAAAAGCGCTGCAGGCGGCCCATGACTTCCTGGGCTTCGAACCAATGCATGGAGAGGTTGGTCCCCATGGGGAGAAGCGCCGGATGATGCTCGCTGAAATGAGTTCGAAACAATATTGGACAAGAGTTGCAGCATTACAGGATAAATATGAAAAGATATTACGTGAACACTTTGAAAAACATCCACTTGTTATTAAAGATCCAGTTCTCCGTCTCGGGAAAACGGCGCCGAGCAAAGCTGCCAAGCGCGCGGCGAGGAGAAGACTTGCTAAGGCGGGGCTCGCAATTGAGAAGCCGGCATATCATGCAGCGCGAACAGGGGCTGAGCAGCTACCAGCGGTTAAACCGGGCCGCGGCCAACCAGCCAGCAAAGCTGAAATAAAGAAGATGACAATTCCCGAACTAAAAGCTAAGCTGACGGGTATGGATGAAACGACACTTGCAAAACATCAATTGTCAGCAGAAGAAATAGTTAATGAAAGAATTAAACGAATGTCTTTTGGCAGAGCAATAATTCAAGCAGATTCAGAGTGGATTGCAACAAACTTTATGAAAACAAAAGTGCCTGTTATACCACCATTCTTTGAATTAATGAAACTTGAATCTGAATGGAAAATACGTGAATTTTATCGCGTCATGGGGAGCCGCGGTCAGCGGAAGGGACGTTTGGATCTGCGGCCGGGTGATATTCTTGAAAATAAAGTAGAAACGCTTCGAGACGCTATGCGTTGGCTTAGTGGAATGGAAGAGATACCAGGGATGAAGGCCGGGATGACTGGAGAAAAATCCGCCATTGAATTAAGGAAAGAAATTTGGAAAGGTAATATATCTGGTGAGTTAGAAGAAACAAAGCGTCAAGATCGCCATGGCGCGCACAGGAGCGAAATAGAAAAACAGTTACACACACTTGAGAAGCAAACGAATGCACTTGAAAAAGAGCTGGGGTATAAGAAGGGTAAAATATGGGAAGAATTATTATTAGACTATAAAGAAACACCGGTAATAGAGAAAGAAACAAGAGGAGAGCGTCGAAAAAGAGGATATCCAGAAAAGAAAGAAAAAAAAGGCACGCCCCAAGCAAAAAAGAAACTTCCAAGAAGAGTACGTACACTTGAACAACCAGGATGGCGTTATAGATCAGACCTGAGATTTCACGCCACGGCTCCGACTGCCTCCCCTAGAGAAATGTGGTCACCAACTTTGCAACGCTCTCCTTCAGCTGAGCCTTCAATGCCTGGTAAAAGGTATTTTGGAAACGAACAATTCCAGATAATGACAGCCTTACGTTCTTTAGGTGATCCTATAATTTTACCAGATGAACTTTGGAATAATTTATATGGAGAAGGACCAATTTGGGGTGTTAAACTTCTAGGTACCCCGACGGAGCCGGTCCTGCGCGAAGAAGGATTATTTGGTAGATTTCCCAGTGGCCGCGGCTTGCCTGAAGAAATAATATCAGATTTAACATTTTGGAAAGATAATACGATATCAGAAAGTAAAGTTCGAGAACGTTTCAAACGTCTGCCTGAAGTGTTTGGTACTTTAAGAGACCTTCGGATTGCGGCGCCACAGGCCTGGCTCCCGAAAAAAATTGCAGATGTAGTATCTCCCAGGGGTCGTGACCCGGGTAGGTATGTTACCGATAAAATAATAAATGAATTTATTGATGCGTATTCTTTGAACTTGGGAACAACAGGAACTTCTGATATTCTTATTAGTGAAGATGGAACTATAAGATTTCTTGATAAAAAAGGCCGTCTGTCCCCCACAAAAAAATTGACACGAGGGAAGAATTTATTACAAGGTAAATTACTAGAAGAAGTCGCAGATCTCATTGAAGAATTACATAAAGAAAGTGTAGCCAAAATAACAAGAGAAGAAGTTGTAAAAGCAACCCCAAGAGAAGGTGACCACCTTCATTACCGTATTAACTTGGAGCGCGAACAGAGAGTCCGACCGACCTGGGGGGCAGGCGAGACGTTTGAGAGCAGGTATCCCGGTGGGAGCGCGCATCCGCCGCGAACTGATCGAGGTGCTGGTATGCGTCCCAAATGGGAAAGATGGCATATAGGTGAACAGTATGTTCCAGATCTATTTCATGGAGAACGATTTGATATCGAAGGCACCACGGTCGGCGACCGGTCGTCGCGCCTGCAGCAGCTTTTGGCAATGCGAGGAGAAGATTCTGTTTGGGATGCTAAGCCATTAGAAAATTTCAAAAATGACCCACGTCTCGGGAAACAACCTATAGGCCCCGATGGTAGGCCGATGGACTCCAACGCGTGGCATGATCAAGTGGTTTACCATTGGCCAGAGGAGGTGGCGGCCCGAAGAGCTCTGCGGGGCGCGGCTATAAACATGCGTAATAAGATACGTTATAGAGATGGGATCCCCCCGACGTCGGGGGGACGGCTCGTGATTGGTGCCAACTTACTTGAAGAAGCCAAGTTTGGACCAAGAGATATGAAATTAAAAGATGGCACAATTATATTCTTAGAAGATTATCTAATGCTAAAAGAAGGCGAGGGTATCTTGATGGGAGAATATGGGAAAAGATATGTTTATCCTATCCCCGTCAAAGCAAGGGAACACCACCCGGGAACCCAGCGTTGGGCAGAAAAAAACCTTCCCGATACTCCGTTGGCCCGGGCAAGGGCCCGGGCTATAGCCATAATAGGAGCAAATGCGTATGAAGGCGTTTATATGCCCTCCGGACCGTCTGGCGAAGGATCCCGTGTGGGCAACGCCTGGTACTTCGAGTCTGGCATGGAATCGTCGGTGTGGGAAACGAACCCTAACTGGATTGCGATTGAAGGTGATTCAACGTGGATGCACCAAGGCCAAATTGATAGGATTAAAAAACATATATTGGGAACTGAAAATGGTACGGCAAGATGGAATAGAGTAGAAAGGGATGTAGTACACTGGTTAAAGGATGGCATACCAAGTTATATAAAAGAAGAGTGGGTTGAAACAAATAAAAAAATCATCTACCTCCACCGGCGCCGGCTGAGCACGGCGTACGGTCCGGACGTGGATCGTGGGCGCGTGAGACGCGAAGTTGTGAAACTGATCGGGGAGATAGAGAAGGGTGAGGGTCCAGGTGTCTTACGAGGCGCACAGATCAGTCCTATGACTCCCACGTGGAAGGCACCGAATGGAGCATTGATCCACGCAGGATTTCGAGATGATATGTACGAACTTTTGGAACTATATGATCTTGAAAGTTCACATAAAATAGAAAAAGAGATTTTAACGCAAAAAGCATATAGTGACGCAATAAAAAATATGGAAAGACGTTGGCTTACTAATAACTTCAAAGAACAATCTGTATATTTTGGTGGTCAATCGCGAGCGGAGAAGAGTTTGGGGCGTGCGAGGTTTGAGGTTACCTTGAGCCCTGAGGCGCGTATTCTGTGGGTATTGCAAGATAGAGATTTATTAGAAATTATAGAATTTATGAATGAAAATCCAGGGGAGCGTGTTTTCATACCTAGAATAGTACAACATTATTGGGGATCAGTTAGTACTTATCCTACAGGAAGAGCACTGCCAGAAGAAATATTAAATGATGTGAGGCTTTTAATCCATGATAAAATGACATCTGTTGAAGATGCCTTGCTACACACTGAACGGCGATGGGGTGGCGGCAAAACTACAAAAGAATGGAAGAACGATAAATTATGGGAAGAATATGTTAGAGAAAATATGCGCCTTGGAAGTAGGGGGTTTGGAGTTTGGCAAAAGGGTATTTGGGATCCCGAGACCGGTGATCCTGTATATGATGAGAAGGGTAAACAGAAATTTCGGCTAGAAGAAATTCATGATGAAGGCAAAGCTAAAAGAATAAAGAAGATTAATGAAGCAAGAGCGGAGAGACGGCGCGCAGCGGCGGAGAGACGGCGCCCGTCGCCCCAATCGCCGCGCCTCGACGTGACGTCCGGGCGTGGACTCGTACCTTCGGGTTTGCACGCGGAGCCCGTGCCCGGGTTTGGCGCGAGGTCTAATATAGTTTTGGCGACCGGCGAAATTGTGTCGGTAAATGTTGAATGGGCCCGGGAGTGGATTGAATCTGAATTATGGAAAAAATTAAACCCTGGTCGCGTGGAACCGCTCCTTAACCCCGTGGGGGAAGTGGAAAAAATGTATAATCAGCTTCTTCTTTATCCTGATTTGCCTGAGGGGGCAGCAAGAGTAGTACTCACTAACAAAGCTATAGCGGTTGAAGAACAAGTGTTGATCAATTTGATGCAAGGCCATACGAGCAGAGAATTTCACTTATTAGAATTTGAAAAGATTCTACGTCGGGAAATGATTCCACAAGTAGAAGCTGGAAAAATTTCGCCGGCTAAAGCTGATGCTTTGGCGGCGAGATTGTCGCGACAGGCATGGGAAAAAGGCCTGAATCGTCATATAATCCAATTGGAAATTCGAGCGCGGTCGGAAGCTGGAGCGTATGAAAGTGCAGAAGCATTAATGGCAAGAATTAATAATTCTGGCAATATACCTCCTTCTGTAAAGAAGGCTCTTAAGGGGGTTAAAAAAACTTTGCCTCCAGCAATGTTTATTTTGATAGGATACGGCATGTGGGAGATTTGGTATGATCCTGGAGCTGATCTTACCGATGATGATACAGTTTTTGAAAAAATTAGGCAGACTTCAATTCTGTTGGATCCAACAATTTTTGGTGTTCAAGCAGTTACAGGTGTTGTTGACATATTATATGAAGACAATCCAGAATGGCGCTGGGATGATCCGTGGCATCTTATTCCTGGACATATTCTTTGGAGTCGACTTGGCAAAATACGTGAACCGGAAGAAGCAAAACGAAAAAGTAGAGAACACGCAGAGGCCGGCAAGGGCGTCCTCGATTGGGTTAGCAGGTATCGACCATGGTGGGGACAGCCGACAGGTCGAACGTTTGGAGGTGAGCATGCGCCTGGCGGGGCACATGTCCTGGGCCAGCATGATCGCTATGGTGGTATATCACCAGGTACATTAAAATTCTGTTTAGACCAACCAGATGATGGATGGTGTAAAGAATATGCACCAAATATATGGCCAGAATTTTGTTTGCAATATCCTGAGAGCGCAGAATGTAAAGATATCAAAGAGAAGATTAAGAATTATCGACAAGATATATTTGACAGATTTATGGATCCAATTAAAGAAAAAGCGCTAGAAGAATTAATAGGTGAACCATTTGAGCTTCCAGAAGATATATGTAAAGATGCAAAAGGAAGTACAGAAGAAGAGAAAAAGAAAGATTGTAAACGTCTTAAAAATTTAGCGTTCAAGCAACATCTTATGAAAGGTGTTTTTAAACAAATAGAACAAGATAAGGAACTCACACCTAAACGAGCATTTAAAAAACTATTAGATGAATGGACGTCTATGACCCTTGAAGGATGTAAAGATATTCCTGGCAATCCATGTAAAGCTGGATCTACCACATTACCCTTTAAGGATTGGGATGCCCGCGCGGCCAAAAAGAGATTGCCTAAACCTGTAGCTGAATTAGGACCTGAAGAAGAATTTGAAATGACTTTCGAACCAGATCCAATGGTGCCTCAAGATTATGATCCTGATACAGGGAAACCGAAAGCTAGACCTAAACCATCAGAATATGATCCAAAGGGCAAGGAACAAATGAAACGTAGAAGACAAAGCATACAAAAATATAAAGAAGCAACAGTCAGAACGTTGGTTAAACGCATGTTAACAGGCGTTCGTGGAGCAGAGAGGGAAAAGAGAATAAAGCAAATAAAAGATTTGCAAAAAATTGACTTACCGTGGGATATGAAATGGCCAAGTAAACAGAGGTCCGTAAAAGAAAATCTTAATCTAGATATTGCAGAAATCGCAAAAATAATAATTGAAGAAACTAAAAAACTTTTCTAATTATAAGTCATGGAGGTTTTAAAATGGATAAAGTACTAACTGCCCTTAAAAAACATTGGTGGGTTGTTCCTGCTGTTGTCGCAGCTGCCGTTGTTGTAAATCATTGTTTATAGGAAACTACTATGTGTTTAATTTGTACACAAATCATACAAGATAAATTGACAGTTAAAGAAGCTCGCCACAACCTTGGTGAACTTTATCTTAATATGGATAAAGAACATATCCATGAAGTTTTAAAACTTATTTGGCAGAAAGAAGACGAGGAATATGAATCTTTAAGTGATGTTGGTTCGGACTAGCTCATTACTTTCAACACTGTCCACAAATGTCTTACGGCTTTGTTATCAAAATAGAGGTAGGCGCCCTCTGGGAGCACCTCTACCGACCTAATACCCTTGCGGCATCTTTTGATGGCGTTACATAGATCAGAATTTGTTGCATAGAAGCAGACAACTCCTTCTTCTTTTACTTCTCTCTTGTTTCTTGTAACGATTGTTTCACAATCCGAATCTCCTGCCAAATTAAAATAACGTTCGCATAGCATATCGAGTGTTTCTTCAAATTTTGGACTTGAACGAGAAATCTTTTTTGTCATATTGATTTTTCCTTAACGAAAATAAAATTTTATTGTACCTTTAATGTAGGTACTAGTTATTAGTATGGAAACAGTTTTATTAGTGGCAGCAATGTTCTCAGTTTTTTTTATGGGAATCATAATTGGAATAATCGTAGGAGCGGCAATTTATAAATGAAAATAGGTTTTCGAAAATACGACGATGGTTTAAAAAATAAAATCTTTCTTGATAATAAACTTATCGGTGAAGTAGGACTAAACATTTGGAATCAAAAATGGAAGATGACTCCATATTTTAGTTTTAGTCCGATGGAACAAGGAATTTTATATTCTGAATATGGATCCTGTTATAAAGCAGGGAAAGCTTTAGTAAAATTATATTCTGATACTTATATGGTATTTGAAGAAGACGATTTAGATGATACGCAAGAGATAGATATGAGGAGTATAATTAAACGTCGTCGTCCGTGAGGATTCAAAGTATGAAAAAAATAGCGCTAGCTTTTATGATATTTACTTTTTTGCAAATCGGTTGCAGCAATGTAGAACAAGGAGCTGGTTCTAATGATTTAGATGTTGCGGAAGATATCTCTGAAGATGTACACAAAGAAGAAATAGTTATTGTACCTTGGGAAGAAGAGGAACCCGAACCAGATCCAGAATGTATTGACTGTGCAATGTATTTCTGTCCTCCATTAGATGCAATTTGGAGAAAAGAAATATGCATGAATATATGCGATGATCCTCCTACACTTTACTCTGAATCTGAATGCATACAATATATGGAGTGTGATCCAACGCAATATCTTATTGACGAAGTTGAATGTATGACTGAAGATGGATATCCTGGTACCCAAGAAAAGGTTTGTAATAAAGGGTTAATACAATATACAGACTGTACTACTGCCTGTGAAGAAGAGTTGTGTAATTATGAAGACGACGACTGTGACGGTGAGATTGACGAAGGACAATTAAACGACTGTAACGAATGTGGGATTGTTCCTACAGAAGAATGTAATGGCGTCGATGATAATTGTGATGGGGATACAGACGAAGATTTAATTCAACCCTGCATCACAGCATGCGGTGCGGGATATGAAATGTGTTATGAGGGCAATTGGATATCTTGTACGGCGCCGCCGGAGAGTGATGAGATATGTGATGGCTTGGACAATGATTGTGATGGTCAAATAGACGAAAACTTAGATTGTGTATGTACCATACAAGATATTGGAGTGTTGTTTCCATGTCAAGATGATCCTCTTATATGTGGTCAAGGATATAAAACTTGTCAGTGTTTAGACCCTGATTGTATAGATCTTGTAATGACAGAATGTTATGCTTTGTGTTACTGGGCGCCTTCTGGCGATCCAAACGCTGTTTGTGACCCACTGATTGGTATGGAATTAGCACAGGAAAAATGTAATAATTTTGATGATAATTGTAATCAAGAGATTGATGAAGATCTTTATGGCGCTTGCTACACAGGGCCAGAAGGCACCCTTATGGTTGGTATTTGTGTTCCTGGAGAGATGACTTGTGATGCTGGGACTTGGGGAAATTATGATGAGGAAAATTTTATTCCATATTATTGTAAAGATGAAATAGTACCTCAAGATGAAATATGTAATGGATTAGATGATGATTGTGACGGTATAGCAGACTGGGGTGAAGAGATGAAAGAGACCGATGTCCTCTTCATCGTTGATTGGTCTGGATCGATGGGTGATGAGATGAGCGCTGTTATGATAGCATTAAATCAGTTTGCACAAAATTTCAGCGATGAGGATGTTATTAAGTGGGCATTTATGCGGGGCCCAGTGGCCGTGTTACCTTCAACTTATGATGAACGTTTGGAGCTAATACAAGATTTAATTGGATTTTCTGATTATTTAGTTTCATTAGCTGGAATGGATACCAGCATGCAATCAATGAGTACTGCTTACGAGATGTTATTGGACGCGATTTATATATCAGTCCATAATATAACAGCTACGTTACCACAACCTATCTCCAATTTTGTTTGGCCCGGGGCAGCTAACTTTGGTACAAGTGTAATTGAATCGGAGCCTCCATTACAAAATTTCGATATCAGTTGGCGTTCGGGGGCTGATCGCATCATCATTGTTTTTAGTGACGAAGTACCGCAAAGTTATTTAGAACCAAATTTAAGTATAGAAGAAGTCAAAACAGCTGTTTCCGGGACACCTCAACTTAAATTATTTACATTTTCTAGGACGTCCGGGTCGTCCCAGTGGGAAGATATAGCTGTTGCCGGCAATGGCGCTTGGTACAAACTTACAAATAATCCTACAGAAATGTATGCTAGCTTAATGGAAATTCTTGATGAAATATGTAAAGGTGATACAAATGAATAAAGTTGATGAATTAGAAGAAGAGATTGAAAAATTAGAAGAGTTAATAACAAAAGCTAAAAAAGAAAACGCAGAGCTTAAAGATGAGGTCGATTCGCTTTGGTCAATGATGGATGAAATAACAAAATCTGATATTGAAAATTTTTCTCATATTCTAGAAGATCTGAAAGCTGATATTATTACAAAGACGCTGATGATAACAAAGAAAGTAGCAGACTGTTAAGAGGAAGAATGTTTGTTTAAAAAAATAGTAATATTATTATCTATATTTTCCTGTTTTACATGTTCAGGCCATGGCCCTGGTGTTTTTTTATTAAATGAGAATAAACCTATTTATAAACGTTCAGTATGTGATCCAGAAAAATCTTTTCCTCAAATGATTATAATTCCTTTTTTTGAGAACGCTTCTCAGGTCGTACCGAATTGTCAAACATATCCCAAACATGAAACTACTTTGGCTTTATTTGTTTTTTATCATAATTGGACTGAATATTTTGGTGATAGTAATTACGCTGTTAGAGGAATGCTTGAGAAGGTTATGATTCAGTGGGGTACTGATAAGAGGGTTAGTAAAAGAGGTTATAACCTCAAAGGAAAACCTTTTGAAAATCGCAATATTATAGGACGAGTTGAATCTGATACCATGACTTGGGTTTGGCAAGGTTATCATCATAGAATTTCACAAAGTGCTTTGTTTCATGAATTAGTTCATTTAGCATTGCGTGCCAAGTATGGCACTGCAGATCCAGACCACGAAGGTTCGAAATATCGTGGATGGACGCCGGCCCACTCTGCAATGATCGTTGAATCTAAACAAATGTTATCTGCCTTTAATTTATAGGAGGGTTTATGATTGAAATATTTTATTAGTTTTACTATTTTCCTTTTTATTTTTTTAAATGCGACTGCTACTGTCGCCAAACAGCCTAAATCTAAATTTTATGATTTTAATGAACAGATTATTGATGGCGAAGTAAAAAAACCGACGACCCTCTACACAAATGCCAGACAACAAGTAAAATTTGATCGACTTATGAAACTAAAAAAAAGTTTTTTACCAAAATTATTTGCTACTGCCAAAGAAAGAGTTTTCAAATAAGAAAAACTATTTATATAGATCTGGAGCGTAAAATGAAATCATATCACGATAATTGGCGTAATTTTTTAACAGAGGCGACCCCAATAAGACAAGACGATGGCGGTCCTGTCATGGTGGATAGTAGTTCGCTAGAGGAAGGCAGATATACTGCTGAAGCCTTGACGAGAGTGGCCGAAGACACAGGGGTTAACCCAGCCTGGCTATGGGGCTTAATGGGCGCGGAATCAGGCGGCGGTAGAGGTAAATTTAGAGGTGGAAAATGTCAGGCGCGCGCATTCAATAATTATTTGCTTAAAGATCGCTGGGTGACGTACGAAAGTGGAAAGCGCGTTTTTAAAAGAGGCTATACCACCATATATAATGAAGATATTAAAGCCGTAAGAAATGCCGGCGTGAGAACTCGTGGTCAAACTTATGGTGATTCTCGCAAAGATCGATCTGCCGATTCACAGTTTCATAAATGTTTTAAAGTTGCGCCCAAGAGCGCAATTGCGGTTGCTGCCTGGGGCGCCAATCAAGTAATGGGTTTCAACATTAAAGAAATGTGGGAAAATGACCCACAAGGCTTCTATGATCGATGGTATGGTAACAATGGAGCAAACCAGTGTGCGATGAGTGAAGAAGCAAGTAGGGTTTATAATGCAGCGCCGCGGCGGAATGCGAAGCTTCAGAGATACTCTAATAATGCTGTTTTTGGGGGAATCAATGGTGCATATAGAAGTTGGCAGAGCATTGTACAAATATATCATGGGTCATCGCCCGGAAGTGAAAAAAATACAAGATATGTAAGTTCGGCCAGAAAAGCAGCAAAACAATTTATAGCAAAGTTCCCCAACCAGATGAGACAGTGGTGGAAAGATCGTGGCAAAAGCGAAGAAGAAATCAATACTTTTTTCAGAAGATGGAGGGTTAATCCCGGCGAGGCCTCAGTTGCAACACCAGCTTCTCCAGAATTGCCAATTGAGCCTGTATCAGAAATCAAACATAGAAAAATTCTTGTAATTGGTGATTCCAACACAGCTCGTATGAAAGCAGCTCTAACCCAAAAATATGGCGGGGATCCAAATACTGAAATAAAAGTTTGGGGCAGGGGTGTTGAAGATGGTGTGGCTACAACGACGAAATATATCTATAAAAATATAAAAGATCCAAATTCTAAATTAAAAAAACTCATTAATAACTTTAATCCAACTCATATTGTTATAGGTTCATTAGGTGGAAATGATTGGGCATATGCTTGTCCCGGTCGAGAAGAGACACTACAAAGTTATATTAAAAATTATGTAAAACCACTTATGATATATATTAAAGCGCACAATGGATCATGGGGGGGTTTACCGCCGGCTGGGCCGGAGGCGACAAGAAAGTGTAAAGGTAAGTCTATACTTTTTCAACCAATGAGGGCTAAAATTAATGATAGATATAAACAAGTTGCAGAAGACATAGGCTTAGAATATCGCGATGTTATAGGTTCAGGCTTTTTCAATCCTCCAGGTGATAAATATCATATTCCACAAAAAAAGTGGATAGACTATTTTAAAGATAATACTCTTGTGAGAAAAAAAATAAAAAAGAAATTCCCATTACGTTTAGATGTACCTGGTACAATTGTAGTTAAAACACATCCTCCACATGGAACTTCATGGGAAAGACCCTTCCCAGAAAAAGGATTACCATGGGGCATGAAGTGGCCTGAAGATCAAATCAACTTAGATATATCACAAATAGATGATTTCGAAGTAGCTTGTCATTTCTGGAACAATCCTGAACATGAAAGTTTCTGGGGTTTTACAAATTATAAAAAGAAAGGTATGATTCTTAACAGAGAAGATCCATATGGTGAGATCCATGATGCGATAGAGGAATTATGGGAAGAGGCGATCGCTAGTGTAACTGAAGATTGCCCTGAAGGTACAAACTGCCGCGTTGATACAACTCCCTGGGTCACTAAACAAATTAACAAACGTATTAAAAGAGGTGATTTAGAAAGTCCCGTAATTACTCATTGGAAGACAGAAGATATTATTGAACTTTTTAATAAAACAAGAAGTCGTTATCCAACACGCTGGAAGCCTTGGTTTAAAGCAGGAATGTGTGATGGCGACTATGAATCAAAAATTAAAAGTCTTCTCGACCAAGAAGAAATAGAAGAGAGAGAAAGAGAAAAACACCGAAAACTATTCCGGCGTATGATGAACCGATAAAGCATATGACACGTAAAAAGAAACAAATTGATGAACAGATTCAGGGTTCAAATAGATCAAGACCGGGCAGCGCCATGGCTTCTTTTGAACAGCCAAATGAGCCATGGATGGAACCATGGGACGATTTTAAAAGTGATGCGCAAGAACCAAGTAGTGGTAGCATAATGAAAATTGTCTTACACAGGAATGGCTTTTGTTTATTTCTTCGTAATGAGCAGGGTTTGGATTTACCGGGGGGCCATATGGAAAGGGATGATTTTACTAAGATTGAGGCGCTCAGGAGAGAGGTTCTTGAAGAGACTGGTTTAACACTTTCAACTGATGATCGTGATATAGTTGAACTATTTGGTTTAGAACTAGCACATCCTAGAAAGCACTATTATGTGGGCCCGTTGCCGGGCGGCAAGTGTCACGCAAGCGGGGAACACATAGGAGGTTGTGAAGAAGTTAGATTAGAAGATGTAGAAAATAGGGACGATATTTCTGCAGAATATAAAGAAGTTATACGTAAAGTACTAAATACAATTGTAGATAGAAGTGGTGACGACCTTCAACCCTTTGCCCCGGGCGTTGGTTTAATGGGAAAGCGTTAATATGAAAAATTTAATTAAAGAAAACTTACTGGCTGTTAGTAACAAAACTTACCTTAAAGAAAATTTATTGGCTGTTAATAAAGAAACTGCCGATCTTCTTCTTGAAGTACAACTTGACGCAGAACAACAGGAATGGCGTAAAAAAATAAATGCTATGGCTCCACCAGATGTGGTGAAAGGAGGCAATGGCTCGCTTACGGAACCGCAATGGAAACAAGCAAGAAGGATGGTCTATAAAAAGGACTGGGAAGGAATAAAAAAGATAATTGAGAGGGGAACGTTCCAGAAAAATGTACCTGGTGCGGCTGCAACATACAAAGGCGGCGCGGTTAAGCAGTGTCCAAAAGGAGAATTTAGGTCAGGAGGTGAATGTGTTAAACTTCCTCCAATTAAAAGTTTCGCGGACGCGGACGCGGTGGATGCTTACGTGAAAAGAGTAGGGCGCCGGCCGTCCTTTATATTCTTAAAATCATTAAAAAAAGTTTATAGATGGGATGAGGAAGCAAAGAAATGGACTGAGGCTCCTCAGCTCACAGCTGCTGTTGCAGCGGACCCAGCTGTTGTTTCAGCTCCTGCTGCTGCACCGACAGCAGCAGCAGATATCCAAAAGAACTTTATTAAAAAATGCGGACCAGGGAGCAAAGAACATGGCACTCCGGTGTGTAACCAACTTAATAAATTGACAGCGCTGTGGTCCGTGCATGCCTTCGACTTCACCCATGTGAAGGACGGGGCCATATATAGAAAAGGCTTAGCAGACTTTGATCAAACTTTAGGAACTCATGGCCATATAAAAGCTGCACAACTTCTTGCAAGCCTGTTTAAGGAAGGAGAAGCTAAAAACAAAGCAAATGCAATTTTAGAAGAAATTGGAACAATTCCAATTGCTGCTGCTCCGACAGCTGAGCCTGCCGATAAAGGCGAATTAATAGGAGTTCCTCTTCTAGGTTATCAGTTTAAATCAGATGAACCTTGGAAAGTAGAGAAATTGGAAATTTGGAATAGGCCGGATACAAAGAATAGAGAAGGCAAGATTGTTAAAAAAGGAATTAATTTGCTTAAATATGGGGGCGCCGAATTTTCTTTAGATTCTCATTTGAAAGAAACAATGGGCTTTGCTTCTTGGGCAGCTTATAAAGGACTTAATAAAGAAGATCTTAAAAATAGAAATATCAAACCTTTCCATCTTGTCTTTATCTTTTTGGAGTATAGAAAGAATAAGAGAGCGGAAGCCGGAGAATTTATTTCTATAAATCTTAATGAGCCTAATATCGTTGAGAGAGACAAGATCGTAGCGAACCGAATTCATCAAACTAGATTAAAATTTAAAGATTTAGTGAACACAGAAATTCTTGATGGCTATACCAATCATAAAACAATAAAAGATATAGTAAGAATGCACTTTGAGGGAGCAGATACAGTTCAATTTACTATCGGTGGTGGTGGCACAATACAAATTCCCAAATCGGCGAAGGCGGCCTTTGATCCAGAGGGCGGAAAAGGTAGTTATTTTACTCGTGCTGAGTTGACACTAGCTAAAAGAATCGGTATCAGTGCTATTCCGGTGAAGGGGGAAGTTACGCCTGGGACGCCGGTCGGTAAAGGGCCCGAAGCGCCGGTGCTCGGGCCGCCTGCGCAGGATACCCCGCCAGGCGAGCAGCCCGGGCCCGACGAGGAACCCAAGGCCGACGAGGAACCCAAGGCCGACGAGGAACCCAAGGCCGACGAGGAGCCCTCAGAAGGGAAACCAATATTAGAGGATACTCCTTATATGAAGGCAAGAGAAATAGTTAAGAGCAATACTAGAGAGACGGCAAAGAAGTCTAAGTTAAGAAAAATTGTTAACAGCCTGGCACCTCGATTTCTTGGAGGAGATACCGATAAAAAAGTTAAAGGAGGCAGAGGCTGGTTTACAGAAAAGGACTGGAGATTGGCGAGGCGAGCGCTTAAGCGCAACAAATTCAAGGAAGTAGCTCAGCTTATTCTTGACAGGGCTCAAACTGGTTCCGAGAATTCAGGTCCTTCGATGGACAATCTCTATGACCAAGCCAAAGATGAAGCAAAAAGATTATTAAGAGATAAACCGGTTCCGGCGAGCTGGTACTCTGACGATGACGAGGACGAGGAGGCAGAGTGGGGAGTTGTGCCTGACCCACGGATGGTGGGGAGAATGTTGCTCGCAATAAAAGATAAAGATGATATTTATAGAATGCCCGAGCCAGGATGGAAGTGGCTGAATTCGGAGAAAAAGGAGAAAGTAGTAAAGAGATAAATTATGAGTTGGAGAATAAACAGATATAATAAAAAATCTTCAAAACGTTTTGGTTGGCATCCAAATTGGTTTGGTGCTTTCTTGGAAGATTTTAATGATCACTTAACTAAAGCAATCATATCTTTTCAAGAAAGACATGAAATCAAAGTTGATGGATTGGTTGGCCCTCAAACGTTTAGAAGAATATTAACATCTCGACCAGAAGAAGTCAAGCAAAAAAATCATATTTTAATTAATGGTTTGAACGTTGCAATCGATTGGGATGTTAAAATCGATCTAATGAAGCCTAGTTGTTACAGACATCATAACTATGTTAGAAAACCAAATATGATTGTAACTCATTGGGATGCAACAACTTCTGCTGCAAAATGCAGGAGAGTTTTAGAGGCAAGAAATATTTCATCACACTTTTGTATTGATAACGATGGCATCATTTATCAATATGTTGATACAAATAATACTGCCTGGCATGCACGAGGTGTGAACAAATATGCAATAGGTATTGATTTTAGTAATGCCTATTACTTAAAATATCAAGATAGGTATACTTCACACATGGGTTTGAACACGAGACCTGTCTGCAATAGCAGCACCGTCCATGGCGTAAAACTGAAACCGCATTTAGGATATTACCCTGTGCAGATCGAAGCTTACAAAAAACTAGTAAAAGTTTTATGCAACCATTACGACATTCCTTTGCAGGTTCCTGTCGATGAAGATAATAAGTTACTTACAAAAGTTCACAAAGAATCATCGAAAGGTAAATTCAAAGGTATCGTTTGTCATTATCACCTTACAAGAAATAAGATTGATTGTGCAGGATTGGAATTAAAACGAATTATCGATTCGCTTTGCTGATTACTTCTATCTTTTTTGGTTGAAGAATATTATGTACAGCGAACCTTTGAGCTATTTTTTTATTAAGCCAGAATACCTCAATGTCTTTTGTCGCCCACTTCCTTTTAACCAATCCAATAGGTTTCTCTAATAATTTGGACATCCCTTTTAAAGTAACGAGATCTCCCACTTGTATTTCTGTCATATTAAGATTATTCCGTACTATTTAAAAATAGCATGCTGGAGCTAATTTAAATATGTTTTGTAATAAAAAAGTTTTTAGTAAATTTCTATTATTTTCGATAATATTGTTACTGTCTAGTTTTTGTTGCAATGCTATTTTTGTTTCTGCCTCACCCCCCAAACATACAACGACTTCTTTAGAAAAAAGAGTAAATGTTGAAGTTCAACAGCGAACTATAATTCAAAACCTAAGACGTATTGAAGATAAGTTGGATCGTTAAAAACATGGCAAATAATATTAATTTTCAAAGTGTTAAAGATTGGATTACCTTTAGTATTGCAGTGGTCGCTTGTGTTACTGCTACAATATTTTGGGTTCAAACTTCTCATGATTCAGAATTGGCTCGAATTGATACCAAGGTGGAAAAAATTCAAGAGCAAATTGATAAAATTCGCGATAATAACAACGAGATCTTACGCATCATTGGTCGCTTAGAGGGCAAGATTGATGGCTAATCAGTTCCAGGCCAATACGTAAAGAAGCAGAATTATCGGTGCGCCGATGACAACTGCCAATGTCCAGAAAATTCCCTTTGCAATACCTTTTATAATACTCATATTGTTATCCTCCATATTTATAATATAAATACATTGATGTATAAGTTAAAATTAATAACTATTTAATATGTAAAAAGGAGAAAAAAATGAAAGTTGATGGTATCTTACAGATTAACGATGAATTAAATTCAATTCTTTGGAAAAATGAACAACTTTCTCCTATAGTTCATGGTAGATTATTAGAAATTGCTGAAAATTTCTTTTCTAAACTTGATTTAGGGGTTGATTTAGAAGATATCACAATTACCGGGTCTATGGCAAATTATAATTGGACTAAATATTCGGATATAGATCTTCATATTGTAATCGACTTTTCAGAAATTGATGATAATAGAGAACTTGTAAGAGAATTTTTTAGCTCTAAAACATCTAATTGGAATAAAAATCATAATATTTCATTTTTTGGACATGAAATTGAAATTTATGTACAAAATCTTAATGAAAAACACTTCTCAACTGGAGTGTATTCCCTGTTAAATAACGAATGGAGTATTGTACCAACCAAGGTTGATCCAAAAGTCGATGTAGAGATGGTGAAAAGAAAAGCGAACTCTCTTATTGACATGATTGAACGCGCAGAAGACATGTACCTTGACAGGGATTATAGCGATGCTTATGATTTCTCATTAAGATTGATAGAGAGAATCAAAAAGTTTCGACAATCAGGACTAGAGGGTGTAGGGGAGTACTCGAATGAAAACCTGACCTTTAAATACCTAAGGAATCACAAATATACCGACATCCTTTTTGGCATCCGAAACAACTCTTACGACAGAATGATGTCTTTAGACGGCGATCATGATAGAAAATTCAAAATTTTCATACAAAAAGAAGATGCTCCGGAAGAATCTGGGTTTCATAGGCTTAATGAGATAGGAAAGTTTCAAAAATCAGTGAGAAGAAGGCACATGCGTCAGAAAAAACGATTATTAAGGCGCGGACCACAAAATCCTGGGGGCGCCTTTCCGAAAAAGCCTAGTTATAAGAGATCAAAGTCCTCGCCGGCGGGTTTTGGAGGGACTTAAAATGAAAATTTCCAAAAAATTGGCTAAAAATCACTTTTTAAGCAAAATTGGAGCTAAAAATGTTTAAAATTATTGGAAATGAACAAAATTTTCCAGAATTTCATCAATTTTATGAATTGGGCAACAAATTTGTGCCTTTTGCACAAAAAAAGCTTGGTTTTGATAAGCCAGTTGACATTGATTTGGTCTCAGACCCGGAAAATGCCAAAGATCCCCTTGGAAAGACGGCTTATTATGACCCAAGCATGATGAAAATCACTTTATTTGTCGATAAACGGCATGTAAAAGATATTTTGCGGTCTTTATCACATGAACTCGTTCATCATGCTCAAAATTGCCGAGGAGAGTTCAATAAAGGCCACGATCTCGGTGAAGGGTCATTTTCAACGAATAAAGAGCTTCAAAGGCTAGAACTTGAAGCATATGCTAAAGGAAATGGTGATATTGTGCGTAGATTTGAAGATTTACAAAAAGAATCAAGAAAGGAGGTTTCAGAAATGAAATTAGAAGAAAATAAAAAAGAAATTATTAATGAAAAGTTCGAATGGCCGTTTCGAAGTCGGTGGTGGGATAATCTTATTGGTAAACTCATGAAATGGATGAGAAAAAGATCAGAACAGTTAAAAAAAGCATCCGATGAAGAAAAAGAGGCCGAGGTGCAAAGAACTCTAAATGAAATAGAGATAAAATATAGAATAGAACTTAATCTACCGGGGAAGCCAAACACACAGTCGTACCGGTACGAAAAAACTTTTCAAGAGAAACCAAAGGTTTATAGTGAGCCTATAAAACCTGAACGACGGGGGCGGGAACCAGAAAGTAAATACGAGAAAGTAGTGCCTGAATCAATAGATCATTTTGTGGAATCGATTCTAAATGAACTAAACTATTTACCTAAGCAAGATATTCTAAAGGAGAATAATGATATGTCAGTAAAAGAAGAAGGAAAAGGGCCGCATCCTGGTTTAACCTGTGCAGAAGCGCACAAAGGAACTCCTTGTCCAAGTGAAGATGTAGTTGAAGAAGGCGCCCCCACTTGTCCGGACGGTAAAGAGCCCGAACTAGGCGATGATGGCCATCCGACGGGTAGATGTGTGAAGAGAAGACAAATGGATGCTCCTATGGGCGAAAATATTGAAGAAGAAGTCAATGAAAATTGGCGTTTTGCTAACAAAGATCAACTTCTATTTGAAGAATTAGTCAAAAAATGGACTAAATAAGGGGTAGTTATGGGCGGTTCAGCTGGACATATGGCGCATCCCTTTGATTGCCGCGAGGTAAGAAATGGTCAAGATTTAATCAATTTTTATATAAAAGCGATTAGTAATATACCTCTTTATCAAGGAGAGATGTCTCGTGATGATTGGTTAGCTGATTTTGGTGGTGTTAACCCTTCTTCAGTTAAATTTGATGGGGTTAATGCCTCTTTTCGTCTTGAAAAGACTAACACTCCTGCAGGGTTCATGTTTGTGCACGATCGTGGCGCGGCAAGTGACAAATCTGATGTTGGAAAAATAGATTATAAGGGTATCACCTCTGATAATGCTCACGAGCGGTTTCCAAGTAAGCCTTTTGAACCAGAAACGAACGAACAAGGCGAACAAGTTTGTCCAGAAGATGCTGAAATTGTTAACGTTGATGGAAAAATGATGTGTTCAAAACAACACGGCATGATTCATGTTGTGGAGATAATGTCTAAGATATTAAACCATGATTTAATGAAAGTCAAACCCTATATTGAAGCGCTTGGTATATTTGAGAATGGTATCGGGCCCGAAGGTGTTACTTTTAATGCAGAGTTTTATTCAAATGAGGATCCGGAAAAAGATATTAAATCAATTAAAAATGTAACTGATTACAACCAAAATTTTATTGCTATTCACAATTTACAAGATTTTCACACTGAAGAGAAGGTTTCAGCAAGAGGGAAAGTGGCTACTAGCCGTAAAACTAGAGGGTATTATTGGCAAACGCAAGAAGAATTACAGCAATTATTTGATCAGAAAGATCAACTGCAAGCTCAAAGACAAGATACAGTTGAAATTGATACACTAATAGGTGAAAAAAACCAAGATCTTTATAGAAGACAAAATGAACACCAAGAAATTATCAATAAGTTCGCCGAAGCTTTAGCAGATAACGCAAATGCTTTGGATCTTCCGTTTAACGTACATACACAAGTTGGTTTACAATTCAAAGAAGGTTTAACAAGAGAAATCGTTATTAGAAGAATTGAAGAAGCTCTAGAAACTAAAGTTCCTTACAATTATGAGAAAATAGATGATAATACAAGTATAGGCCCCACTGCAATTAATGAACAAACTAATGAAGTAGAGCCTAGAAAATTAGGGGATCTTTTATTGCAGATAAAAGAAAATCCGGCGCATGCGGCATATTTTCCTGATGAGTTTAAAAAAACTAAAAAAGACGGTACACGAAAACCAGAATTAGCGGCTATTAAGGTAAGTTCAGACTTTAGTAAACGACATGCGAGTCCATCAGGCAAATTATTAAACACCAAACAAAGTGCTTTTGCAGTAAAACTCTATACGGATATTATAGTTGATGGACCACATACTGGCATCGGAGTCGGAGATGTTGCTGGAGATGCAGATAAGAGTTTTGAAGCAATTAACAGTGCGGTAATATTATGGCATGCAGTAAGATTACTTGGCAATGTTTTAAAAGAGTCTGTTTTATCTAAAGTCGACTTTGGATTGCCAATGTCAGAACAAGAAGGAATTGTTATACAATCAGAAAAAATGTGTGATGGGATTCCATTTAAGTTTACAGGTGAATTTATTGTTCAAGGCCGAGAATCTCCACATAGAAAAGATGCACCTCCACAAATAAATGAAGTTAAATTAAAATATGGTGAGTTATTAGAAAGATTTGTAGTTGAGCAAGAAGATGTTCCTGCTGAAGAAAAACGAACACAGTACGTAGTTCTCGTTCCAGGTGGTTTTAAACCTCCAACTGGTGGCCATTATTCAATGATTCGACAATATGAAGAGAGACCAGACGTCGCAAAAGTGATTGTTGTTACTGGGTTTAAACCCAGAACAGGTCAAGGCATGACTATTACTTATCAACAAAGTAAAGCTATTTTTGATTTATATGGTGGTTTTGGAGATAAAGTAGAATTTAGAGATCAGGGGCCATGGCCGACGCCAATGAGAACTTGTTATGAGCTTATGAATGATGAAAGATTTATATCTGAATTCCACGGTGCAGTTTTTGCTTTAGGCGCTAGCGACAAAGATGATGACGAAGCAAGAATTGGTGAATTTGCAAATTATTTTCAAAACAATCCAACGAAAACCGGTGTGCAAGTTGCTAGCGCAGGTCCCGCTAAAGCTCTCGAAGTACGTGGAGAGGCAGCTAGTGCTTCCCGTATGAGAAAAGCCTTTATTGAAGGAGATTGGGAACTTTTTAAGGAACTATTACCAGATGATAATTTTTATGATGACGTCGTCCAAATTTTGAATGGCCAGGTAACAAATATTGTACTCGGCCAAGGGGAGGAACAAGTGAATGAAAATTTTTTTTCAGCGGACTCCCTATTTTCTCTGGTTGATGATGTCTTATTAGAATATGCATGTAAGAGCGGTAAAAAGTGGACAGTATGTAGTCATGAAACCAAAAAGGTAATTCCAACAGCAGGCAAATTTTCTTCTAAGGGAGCCGCAAAAAAAAGAGCTGCGCAAATGCATGCACATTCTAATCAAGAAAGCTTAAAACAAAAAGAAAAGAACGTTATACTTACCGAAAGGGAAGATGAGGCACTTAACGTTATGTTAAACAAGATGGTCCAAGACGCTTTAAAAAATAAAACAATAACTAATTTACCTGAATTCATTAAAAGCCTTACAGGAGACGCTGTTGAAGCGGTATTAGCTCAATTTCAAAATATCGCACCAGAAGAAGTAACAGGAACAGAAGAACCAACAGTTGTAAGTCAGATAGCAGAAGAAGAACCATTAGAAGAAATATCAGCCATGGGCGCAGGTGGCGCTGGTGGGGGTGCTGTTGAAGGCGCCGGGGGAGGATGGATTAATGACAAAAAAAGAATTAATGCAGGAATTTAAATTACGAAGATTAATTCGTGGTGCAATTAAAATCCGAGAACGAAAATTAAAAACGCAAGATCTCAATAAATTAGAAGATGAACAGAAGCTTCGTAAAATAGTACGTTATTTTCTAAAAGAAGCAAAAGATGTTGATGCGTCAACAAATCCTGTTGGTTATGGTTCAACAGCTTTAAACGCGGTAGCAACTGCTTTTAACGATATTCTTAAAACTGTCAAAGAGGGATTTCGCTTTTTGGAAGAGCCAGAAGAAAGAGAATCTTTTAGAATCCATACTTTAGAAAAAATGAAAAGTATTCTTGATCACCTAGAAGCATTAGATTTTCAAGGCGCCGAAGCAGCGGAAGGGGGAGTTGTAGGTGAAGATAGCATTGCTGAGCAAGAAAGAGATGAAGAAAAAATAGAAATTGATATTGAGAAAGTTGATGATCCGGATGCGAGAATAATTCCAGATTTTGAGAAAGAAAGGTATACTCCAGATGAAGAAACAGATGAAGAAACAGAAAAAAAAGAATTTGGAGAGTTTTCTATTTCTGAGTTGGACGTAACTGGAGCGAGAAAAGCTTTTGAGATGTTTAATAATTCAAATATACAAGATACCATTACTAAAAATAGAAAAACTATTGAAGATAAGCCGGGCGCAGCAAAAGAATATAGAGAGTTTGTTTTATATAATATAGATTTGTGGTTATTGACTTATGAAGAAGAATATGCCAAGGAACTTGGGCAAGAACCAGCGTTCACAGAGACAATTATGGACAGGCCAGAATCTGCTGTTGAAATAGGTAAAGGTAGACAATACGGCCCTCCAGGAGCTGGAGAGGTAGCAGCTGGCATGGAAGAACCTACTGAGGCAGAGGAAGGTTTGCCTCCGTTAGGGATGTAAATGTTAACTTTCTTATCCTATGTTTCTGCTATAGTTTGTGCAATCTTATATTCCAATATAGTAGAATGGCTGGCGCATAAGCATTTTTTGCATGGCTTTGGCAAAAGCAAAAGTAGCATATGGTCTTTTCATTGGCACCAACATCATAAAAAAGCAAGAAAAAATGATTTCTATGATGAAGATTATTTAGATGGATGGGTTGGTGCACCTTTAAGAGAGAAAATTGGATTGTTTTCTTTACTGGTCCTTCATTCTCCTTTACTTTTTACAGCACCTGTATTTTATATAACTTTGGTTCTATGTTCTATTAGATACTATAGAATTCATAAATATGCTCATTTATTTCCTAGTTGGGGAAAAGTTTATTTAAGATGTCATTATGATCACCATATGGGTAAAAATCAAGATGCCAATTGGGGCGTTACAACAAGTTGGGTTGATAAATTACTTGGCACGAGAATAGAATATGTGGGAGAGTAAAAGAAGCAGATTTAAGAGGCCTGATCATGATTATTATAGTATTGCAAATAAACTGAAAGCTGAAGGCAAAATCAATGAAAAATTTGAAATTATGCTTTCATCTCTTACTTTAGAAGAAATAATAGGTCTGAGATTGGAGCTAGCTGCTAAGTCTGTTAATTATAAGCTTTATGGCTTAAATATTTGGAGTTCTGTTCCAAATATGGTACGAGATGGTATATTAAAATATGTGTATTCTGCAGCTCGTACAAAAGGAGAAATGGCTAGTTTTTTGGGTATAGATAAAAATACACTCAAAAGATTGCTCAAGAAATATGATATTACTAATTATTTTAGTAAAGAGGGGTAATTTCATGAAAATAACAAAATCACAATTAAAACAAATTATTAAAGAAGAACTGAAAAGTGTTTTAAGTGAACAATTGCCACGTCGCTCGGCTGAGCGCCGGCGACAAGACCGCGAGAAGTTTAAAAAGTGTCTTAAGACTTTCAATCCTGAAAAAGAAGGTACTAATTTTTCGTATGAAAATATAGCTTTAAATCTTAAAATGGCTTTAATCCTTAATGATCTTAGAACATCGACGAACAGCGGAAAATCTCTCAAAAAATGGAAAATTGATCCGTTAATAAGTTTAAATCCCGGGCATGTTGAAGAAATTAAAGAACGTTATATAGAAATGCGTTGTCAGGATCCTGATCAGAGTCCTGCTAGAGTTCGAAGAAGGGCTGGTGCAATTGGTGGCGATAGTAGCTTTTTTAGGGACCAGAGCAGTGGCCTGGGTGCTGGCGTGCGGCGATTTCATAAGGGCCCGCTGTCGCGCGGGTCCATAACTAATATTTTTGATGGTTTTGGGGATCCCGGCGGATATTCGCCTTTGAGAGATGAGCTTAACGATCTTCTAGAAAAAACAGGTGCATGGAAAAAAATGCGCATGGATGACCCTGTACGTAAACAATATAAAAATTGGATTCAAACAAGATTAGGGCGATGTGAAAAGGGGGGTGGAAAAACCCTCCCAGATGGTAGTTGTTCGAAAGATGTAGTGCATTAACAATGGAGGTGAACTAATGAAAATCACAAAATCACAATTAAAACAAATTATTAAAGAAGAGCTGGAAAGTGTTAAGATACACGAGCGGAAGGCGAAAGCAGGAGAGGAATACGGTGACTTCGTCGTCGTCAAAACAGTCGACGGGGGTACAGCCGCGGTCCGCAAGGATGTTTATAAATATTTTGGCCCTATTTCTACTATACTTCCGACTGACACGCTTATGAATGCTTTAGAACAGGCTATGAAAAAAAATAATATTCCTTTAGATATCGTCGGTTCCGGGGTTGGTAGAATAGGTGCGGACTCGGGCGGCAGATTCACGTTTAAATTTAGTGTAGATCTCGAACCTGCCAAACTGCCGGCCCCAGAAGAAAAATAAACAATACGGGGATAAACTAATGAAAATCACAAAATCACAATTAAAACAAATTATTAAAGAAGAGATGGAAAGTGTCTTAAAAGAACAAGAGGTGCTGCGAGGGGCGAGAATAACGAAGAAGAAACAAGACGGGGACTATTGGATTGTAACTGTGTGTCTAAGAGACACTTGTGCAGAAGGAAAAGCAAAAGGAGCTACTACCAGCATCGCGATCCGCGCGGCCGAGCAGAAGGCCCGGACTAATTTGTTAAAGAAACTAAAGGGAAATGACTAATACGGGGGTGAACTGGTATCGACTGAGTATTGAAAATATAACGTGCAAGGCTGTGATGAGTGAAGGCACAGCATAAAACACTCAAAATTTAAACGCCAACGATAACGTTGAGTTTGATTACGCCCTAGCGGCGTAGTCATGGGGAATGACGAGAGCCTTATTAACCAAAGACTGTTCATCGATGGTTTTCTTCGGAAAGTAGATGTAAGAGGGTTTTTCCAAGTTAGGCCCATAGGATAAACTTGGTGGTGCGCGGTGCGAGTTTGTCAGAGTTCATAAACTGACTAACCTTGTGAATGACGTTGTATTAGAAATATTCAGGACCCGGGTTCGACTCCCGGCACCTCCACCAACTATTTAATAATATGCAGAAACTATTTGAAAATTGGCGGAGATTCGTAGAAGAAGACAATAAAGCTTTAGAATCTAAAATACGCGCGGCATTAGCTGAAGAAGGCGGCGCTGCTGATATGGAAACATTGAAAGAGTATACTGGAGCGACCGAGGAAGAAATCAAATCTGCCATGGGGGATTGGGAGGGCATAGAAGAGCATCCGGGATCGTCTGACTTTAGAAAAAATATTTTATTAGAAGGCCAACGCGAAAATCTTCCAGAATGGTTTAAAGAGTGGCTTGGGGATTTTCTAGAAAAAGATTTAGATGCACCTGGCGCGAAAGAATATTTTCGTAATAGGTCGGCACCTATGCCGCCGGCGACGGATCTTGAAGGATATCGTGGAAGAGGAGGAGGCTTCCCCGCGCGATGGGACCGACCGCCGATTCCGCCGATCCACGCGAGTAGCACGGGCCGGCAGGCGCCGCATTTGGATCTGCAGGGCCGGCCAAAGGCGCCGGGCGAGCAGAGGTGGCGGCGATGGGCTGACCGAGCGCTCGGGCTTCCACCTCATCCTGAACCTGTCGCCGGTGCTGGCCATCGCGCAGTGCCTGCTAGCCGGCGAGAGCTTCGATCTGCGCACAACAAGAACAAAAGTAGATTAGTAAATGATATTAGAAGAGAAGCCACGATTATAGAAAAAGCTGTTCCAAGACGTCCCGGGGCCTTTAAACAATTTTTGCAAAAAGCTAGGAATATTCCATTTTTAGGTAATTTTTTCAAACTTGCACTTCTTGGGTATGTAGGTACTGATATTCTAACTAGAGCTGATAATGCGTATGCTAGCCAGGGAGTAATAGGAGTATCTAAAACTATAGCAGAAGAAAGTCTTTTATTTTTACCTAGCTATATAGAAATAAGCTTAATAGCTTCTGCGTTGGAAGAGGCATTCCCAGATATTGTGTTCCCAGGAAAATGGAAACGTGATAAATATTGGAAGTCTTCAAAATATGATGTTGAAGATTATCCCGGTGGATCAGAAGAAGAAACACCTGAAGAAGACGTGGGGCCTCTACCAGATGTATAATAGAGATAACGTGACACCAACTATTTATTAATATGAAACTTGATTTTAAAACACTAATTACTTTACTAACTATAGCGGCTACTTTAGGTGGATTTTATTATACAACACAAGCAAGATTAGATAGTCTAGAGCAAGAAGTTACAAAATTGCAAAAACAAGTTAAAAGGGTAACTAGGAAAAAGTAAATGAAGAATTTATTCGAAAATTGGCAAAATTATTTACAAGAAGATAGTGAAGAAAAAACGGATAAACCAAAAGTAGTATGTAACTGTCTTTGTACTGATTGTATTTTTAATAAAAGTGAACAATGTATAACTGAAGAAATTAATCTAGATTTTGCACAAACGAAACAAGGTAAATGGATATGTGAATGTTTGACTTATGAGGTTGATGAAGGAAAAGAAAAAGGCCCAGAAGATTCTACTGTGCGTGGAAGAGAAGAAGTAGATGAATCTGCTTGGTCAGGTTCTGGACCGTTAAAAGAACCAATTGAAGAAATGTGACCAGACAATGATTCCTAGTTAAGGATATTTATTAATGAAAGAAATATATGAAAATTGGAGATTGTTTACTGAAGCAGCAGATCCTTTAAGTGACGCCGAAATTGTTAAAGCGTTTCAAAAACTAGATATTGTTGCTGATATAGATCTGCCATCGGCCGATGCGCCGGAAGAGGTCTGGGGGAGATACGGGCGCTCGGGGACCCCGGAAGCTCGCGAAGAACTTTCCCGTGTTGCCCGACGTTTTTTAGATCAAGGAACACCAAAAATAAGAATTCTTGAACTAGCACATCGCAGTGGACTTCGTCGATGGTTATTAAAAGATCTTGCAACGGAACTTGGTGTGCCACTGGAGGCGCTTCAGACTCGTCAGTTTGCCGACGACAAGGTGATGCCCAAGAGCAAGCGCGCAAAAAGACGGCGAAGGAAGGGCCTGTCAAAAAAGGAGATGTTGCGTCTTCCTGATATAGAGGATCCTTTTTTTGATATACCAGAAGCAGAGAGAGAATACTTAGAAGTATTACATGGGGCGCCAGGTGAAGCGCCCGATGGATGGATTCGAGCGGGAAGTCCTTCACATATGACACAGGATCCTGGTCGGTTTTTGGAAACGATACGAAGGGATGTAGCAGATCTTTCTGGCGGTAGCAATCTTTTTAATCCCGATGAAGATTACCTTTATTATAATTATAAGACTAAAAAGATTGCCATTGCTAAAGCACATCCAGAAGTTAGAGGAATAATTGTGCTACCAGATAATATAAGATGGGATTATAATACTGGAAGATGGTCTGGTACTGTCAGTATAGAGACGTTAACAGATTGGGTGCCTGAATATATACCAAAAGAACACAATCCTCTTTGGACAGGCGCAGTTGATACGCGTATCAATATGCCTGAAGTTCATGAACCTAGGCCAGGTTGGGGACGTGGTCCGGAGCTGGATCACCTGGATGATCCTGGGTCGAAAAGATGGACAGAAGTCAAAGAGAGATATGTCCCTAAAGATTATGAAGTCGGAGATAGTTATGAGACGGAGGCTCAAAGAAATGAACGTCTTATCAGAAATGAAGAACTAGGTCCAGAGCATGCAAGACTTGCACAAGACGAGCGCGCACGTGCCGAACTGCTGGCGGAGCAATCTCTAGATGATTCCAGGCTTCGAGCCAGTTTAGATAAAAAAGAAAAAAAACTTTTTAATAAAAGCTTCAAGAAGTTTGTTAAAAAAACCAAAGATGTCGGTCAAGCTGAGAGCATGGCCCTCCAGGCTATTCGTACAAGAAGAAAGCTAATAGCTGATTTAGAAAAGATGCCATTTCTTCCAAAGAGTATGAAAACGTTGATCTCGATGGGCAAACGAACACTCCTGATTTTAGCAATTATACTCACGCTCTCAGGGGTCTGGATAGCTATAGATTGGAAGAGTTTCATGAAGTACGGTCCGCCGGGGTGGATTGCGTTTCTACTTGGAGCCGTATGGGAAGCGATAGTTGGCATAGAATGGAGCACGTGGGTACAATCAAATGGTGTTAAACCACCTGAAACTCTTGAAGAAATGAAAGCAATGTTAGATCGCGAATTGCATCCAGATCAAAAAGCAGAACTTAGAGATATAGCACTAGCAGGTATAGGCACTAGTCTCACAGTAGGTTTAGTTGATCTTGCTGATGTAACCGCTACCATACAAGTAGAAGAAGCGCTTAAGGATTTTCGATTCAAATGGTCTCTATGGAATGCACAGATTGGTAGAGAAAACAAAAAATTCATGATCCTCGATCCGAAAGATTATCATCGCAGCGAGGTGATCGCTTCTCCAACCGCTAAAGATCCACGTGGTTTTACAACACCTGATAAAACAACAGAACTTAAATTACAATGTGCAGAACATCAAAGATTTAAAATTAGAACTTTACCTAGAGTCAAAGATATGGTACGTCTTGGAATTGTCCCTACTCCAGAACTGATCGATCTGGCTAGTAAGGTTGGTTATCGTTATGAAGGTAGCAACGCTGATGGTTCTCCAGCTTGGAGAGGTATACCTCCGGATAGCCCGGGCGCTAAATCCTGCAAAGAATTAGCAAAGAGAGGTATACCGGTGCCTGTACCAGGTAAATGGATGGGGCCTGAAGATCCGATAAGATCTACACCTGGACCTAGGCCAGAAGACACACGATTGCATGAAAACATTAAACATAAAGTAATTAAATTAAAAATTTTAAAAGAACGTAAAGTAGCTGAACATAAAGTAATTAAATTGAAAATTATAAAAGAACGTAAGAAATATAAGAAATAAATTTAACTATTATATATAATGTATTTATAATAGTCATTAAGCAAGTGAGCAGACTTGCTTTACTATTATAAGGAAAAGAAGAATGGCAGTAAAGGAAAATTCTGAGAAAATTGAAAAACTACAAAGTAGAGTCAATAAATTAGTAGATGAAGTATTTGTACTTAATAATAATGTAGCTACTTTCAAAGTAGCAGTGGCTGAAGATATTAAGCAAGTACTTAAAGCTATTAGAGAAAAGAAATAATGACCACTGGTAAACTCTGGAAGAATGAATCATATCATTCCAGCTTCGAAGATGCTGATATTAAAAGAAATAAATTAATTGTAAATTGGTCTGAAGACGAAAAGCATAAAGGTATGCAAGTCAAGGTTAAAGCTTTGTCAGAAGGTCGTTTCGTTGTAAAAACTAGGTTACATCCAGATTTCGAAGAAAAGAAGGAGAATAAGAAACGTGGGAAAAATCGCAAGAGAAATAAAAAAAATCCAGACACAAGAATGTTTGACGCTTCCTCAGGTGTTTGAGAAGTATCCTCATTTAGCTAGTCTTCAATATGAAGAATTAAATGAGGAATCTCAATTGAATGAAGAGTCAAATAAACAAATTCAACTTTTGTTGGATTGATTAAGAAAGGAGGTTTTCTATGGAAAGCTTAGTAGTCCTTGTTTGCGTAGGCGTCTGTGGCGCTGTCGTAGGCTGGGTATTAGCTAAAAAGAATGTTCTTTAGCTAATTTTGTATGACCCCCCAATGGTTAATATCTTTGGGGGGTCTTTTTATTTACCTTTTAAAAAAACGAGCTTATTATTATAGTATAATTAATGGCCCGTAGCTCAGAGGTTAGAGCACCATTCTTATAAAGTGGGAGTCCCGGGTTCAAGTCCCGGCGGGCCGACCACACAAAAGGAAAAAAAATGATTGCAGATATTGTTGTTGGATTACAGCATGGAGACGAAGCAAAAGGAAAAGTGACTCACCATCTTTGTTCAGAAGGTGGCTATACACATGTATTGAGATTTAATGGCGGTGGAAATGCTGGCCATACCATTTATCATAATGGTCGCAAGTTTGTAACACACTATATTCCAGCAGGTGTTTTTTATGGTATTAAAAGCATTATTGGAAGTGGATGTGTATTAAATATTCAGCATTTCTTCGAAGAGGTAGAAGAACTAAGAAAAGCAGATATTGATACATCTTTAATTAAAATAGCTAAAAATTGTCATATTATTACCAGTGATCATCTAAGTGAAGACAATAAAGATAAAAAAATTGGTACAACAAAAAGAGGCAATGGACCAGCTTATCGTAACAAATACAATCGTACAGGTTATCAAGCAAAAGATACTGTTGAATTACAACCATTTTTGATCGATCTTTATGACGAATTTTTTAATAATGAAAACGAGGTTAAGATCTTATGTGAGGGTGCTCAGGGATTTGAGCTTGATATTGATTGGGGTGACTATCCATATGTTACTTCTAGTCATTGTACATCTGCCAGCGCGCTGTTGAACAGTATCCCCGCATCTGCAGTTAGAAATATTTGGGGTGTTGGAAAAGTATATGATACATATGTGGGAACAAAACATTTTGAGCCAAATGATGATGTATTCAATAAAATTAGAGAAGTTGGCGAAGAATATGGAGCAACGACCGGCCGTAACCGACAATGCAACTGGTTGGATATTAATCGACTGATTAAATCTATTAATATTAATGGTATTACCCACTTGGTGTTGAACAAGGTTGATGTATTAGAAAAAATTGGTGTTCATGCTTTATATGATCAGGAGAGGACACTTAAATTTAATGACGGCGCCGACATGCGGGCCTATATTTTAGGGCGCTTAGAGACACCAGATCTTCTTAGCGAATTACAAGAAGTATATTTTTCTGGTAATAAAAATAACTTAAACATGCCCTCTTAGCTCAGTTGGTAGAGCATCGGACTCTTAATCCGCAGGTCGTAGGTTCGATCCCTACAGGGGGTACCACACACAGGTGAATATGAATTATAAATTAAAAAAAGATGAATACCTTTCTTCCAAAAAATATGTCTGGAAAGAAGGGGTATGCCTAGGACATATATATTCAGAAGTAAAAGAGAAACAAGGCATTAATTGGTCGAAATATAAACAAGATAAAACTCTTAGGATGACAGTTAATGACAGGTTGATCGTAAAGTATAACGCGATATGTTATCCAAATGAAAGTTGTGGACAATATTCATCGTTAAAAGAAGCGATTACAGCTATTGAAAATAAACAACTAGAATTATTTGACAATTTAGAAAATTTTGATATAATTACTATTGGAAACGATAATGTCTGATCGGTGGAGTATGTGGACACGCAATGTTATTGACAGATATAAAAATTGGTCTACTGAATCAATACGGAAAGATTTGCAGAGAACCGCAAATCCCTTCGCAGTTTGCATGGAACACTGGCAAGGCGATTTCAACATTAGTACGCTCATTCGTAACGCAAATGCGTTTAACGCTAAAAAAGTTTTTTATTTGGGCAAGAGACGCTTTGATCGCCGCGGAACGGTGGGTACACATCATTATGTGGATCTTGTTTTTCTTGGTGACAATCATAACTCACTGGTAGGCCTTAAAGATGAGTATACTTTCGTTGCGATTGACAACAACGTATCAAATACGCGCAAATTGAGTGAATTTGATTGGAATATGCTACAAAAACCACCTCTTATGCTCTTTGGTGAGGAGGGAGTAGGTTTAACTAGTGAGACTTTAGCTCTGGCTGATTATACGGTAGAGGTTCCTCAATATGGTTCGGTTCGGAGTTTGAACGTAGGCACTTGTTCGGGGATATTGATGTATGATTATATGATGAATTTACAAAATTCCAAAGATTTCTGTGAGTCACAGACAAAGAAATGTGATGAAATCTGTAATGGACAGAATGAATCATCCCAACTACTTCTCCTTTAACATTTAATACCGCTGATCCGGAAGATCCGCCAATCACTGGAATACTATAAAACGCCCTATTATTACTTATGCCAAAAAAGAAACCTTCATATAATGGTACCATTTCGCCATCTGCTATTCCTACAGGTGCTGAAATATTGTATACTCTATCACCATATTCTGGCTTTACAGGAGATACTTCGATTGCACTCATTGGTAACTTTTCTGCGTTTAGTAGACAAACATCTAAATCTACATCATATTTTATTACATCTACATAGAATTTTTTATTATCGCGATCAATTGCTCGAAGAACAATCTTTGCACCCTCAAATGATCCTAACATGCCCTTAAATTCATCAACTTTGCAAACATGAGCTGCTGTCAAAATAACTTTACTATTATTATGGCGAATCACCATCCCAGAACCAGATGAAAATAACATGTAGGGATCACAAAGTGCTGGGTCTTCTTCTAGCTCACAAACTTTAAATTTGACTAGTGTTTCTATTTTCACAAAAGATTTTTTAGCTGTTGTTAAATTCTTTAGAGCGTTGATTTGCAACGCGCAGCTATTTATTATGAATGAAAATAACAATATAAAAATTAAAGAAAAATATTTCATTGTATTTATAACTAGTGGCTGAACATCTGAGAATTTTATGAAAAAAATTTATATTCTTGATACAAACGTTTTTTTGACAAACGCTAAATCAATTTTTGAGTTTAAAAACAACGATATAGTCGTTCCTCTTAAGGTTCTTGACGAAATTGATAAACACAAAAAAAGACAAGATGGCGTTGGTTTAAACGCTCGTGCTGTTATTCGTACGTTGGACAACTTAAGAAGTCGAGGAAATTTGCATAAAGGCGTGCGAATCGCGAAAGGAAGAGGAATATTATTTGTAAGAGGATACGATATAGAAGATATTCCTCTTGGATGTGATTTAAAGAGCGCAGATAACGAAATTATTACAACAGCGATTACTGAACAAAAAAAGAACCTTAAAAGAAAAGTGATCGTTGTAACACGCGATATTAACATGCGTGTGAAGTGTGATTCACTTGAAATATTAACTGAAGATTATATCACTAACAAGGTTGTAACAGATCACAATAAATTATTTGCTGGATTTTCAAAACATTTAGTTGACGATCAAATAGTTGATCATGTATACGAAGGACAAGAAGTCGTTTTTGATAAAGAAGAAGGAAAATTTAACCCAAATCAATTTTTAATGTTGGTATCTAACGCAAATGAAAAGAAAACAGCTTTAGTAAGATTTAAAAATTACAACGTACCTTTACATAAAGTTTCTGAATATAAGAATGGCGTTTGGGGACTGAAGCCTAGAAACAAAGAACAAATGTTCGCTTTAGACGTTCTATTAGATCCAAACATACCTATCGTTACATTAGTTGGAAAAGCTGGTTGCGGTAAAACTCTTTTGGCAATTGCAGCTGGTTTAGATCAAGTATTAGACCAAGAAAGATATAAAAAATTGGTTGTGTCTAGGCCGGTGCAGCCATTAGGAAAAGATATAGGTTATCTTCCCGGGACAATGGAAGAAAAAATGAGACCATGGCTAATGCCGATCCAAGATAACTTGGATCACTTGTTAGATGGTAAAAAAGAGTCTATGTCTATGTTTTTTGAAAATGGCACTATTCAGATAGAGGCACTTACATACATCAGAGGTAGATCGATATCTAATGCATTTATTATTGTTGATGAAGCACAAAATTTAACAATACATGAATTAAAGACTATAATCACTAGAGTGGGTGAAAATACTAAAATAGTCCTTACAGGCGACATAGAACAAATTGATAGTGTTTATTTAGATTCAACATCTAATGGGCTATCCTATGCAGTAGAAAAACTTAAAGCGCATGATCTATCTGGTCATATGACTTTAATAAAAGGTGAAAGATCAAAAGTAGCTACTTTAGCTTCAAGGGTGTTATAATGGAAATAATGAAAGCAAAGGAACTTGAAAAAAACCCAACATTAAAACAGGTAGTAGAGCCTGAAAACGATTTAAAAAATTTTTTAGTTGAATATGTTGGTGAAAAAGCAAGCCCTAACGACCAAAATGTTACGGTTGAGATGATAATTGAGACAATGGCTAATGAATTCCCAGAATTTCTTCTTGCCATGGCAGAAGAGAACTGGATTCGAGGCTATCAACAAGCACTTGACGATGTTGACCTTGGAAAAGGTATATTTGAGAAAATCGATGACAAACAGAAAAAACATTGTAAATTATGTGAAAAATAAGAAAAATAGCCTAAAACAGCAGAAAATTGGTGATATAAGCATCTTTATAAAGGATAATATCACGAATAACGTTAAATATGAGACTGTTTTTGAGCATATTAATTTTATTTTACCTTATAAGATATTAAATTTGATTGATGTGGTGTATATTGGTGATTTTGATTTTTTTGAACATCGAGCAATCAATGCAGTATATATGGACCGTGCTATCTATGTTTCTAATGAACAGAGTAATAAAGAAGACATGATTGACGATATAGTGCATGAAGTTGCACATGCTGTTGAAGAAACACATAAATATTTTATTTATAATGATAAATTAGTAGAAAATGAGTTTTTAGGCAAAAGAAACAAATTGGAACTAATGTTAAACCATGAAGGGTATAATACTGATCATTTAGACTTTTTAAATCTGGCTTATGAAAAAGAGTTAGATCTTTTTTTGTATGATGAGGTAGGAAATGCAAATTTAAATAAATTAATTAATGGACTCTTCATGAGAGGATATTCAGCTGTTTCACTGAGAGAATATTTCGCTACTACTTTTGAAGAATACTATTTAGGAAATAACTTTGATGTAAAAGGAATATCACCTTTTTTATATGAAAAAATAAATTTAATAAACGAAGAACAGGAACTTAATAAAAATGAATTTTAATATTGATATTGATAAAGAAAAAAATGTACTTACTATTACTGTAATACTGCCAACTCGGAGAGTGGCAAAAACACCAAAAAAGAAGGTTGGTTATCGTACTATGAAAAAACTTTTAGATGAAAATTTGAAGCTTCCTAAAAATTATACTTTAGGAAAATGTATTAATCCTCATGTAACGGTTGATAATTCTCCTGATACTTCGACAAAAGCGGTTTGGAGTTTTAATCTCCTATCAGACGTAAAGCCCTCGCAGAAAAAAGTAGTCGCACCGAAAAAGACTCTCCTATCAGACGTAAAGCCCTCGAAGAAAAAAGTAGTCGCACCGAAAAAGACGGTGACAAAATCTCAACCTTCCCTGAAAAAGAAAAAAACGAAAAAGCCTGTGGAGGAAAAGTGAGTCATATATCTTTTTCCGAATTAAAAAACTGGAATGATTGTCCTTTTAAACATAAATTAGTATATGTTGATAAGATAAAAAAGTTTGTTGGGAATGAATACACTGCTTTTGGAAAAGCAATTCACGATACTTGTGAAAAGATGATTCTTTCTGAAACTGTAGTACCTAATTTGAGTACATTTTTCGATCTCCAATTTTTAGATGAGTTGCAAAGACTAAAAGAAGAAAATATAGAACTTAAACAAAATTTGATCAACGATATGAGAGAGCAAGGTAGTTCTTTAACCAACTTCATCCTTCCGGCGGTCAAAGAAACTTTTGTAGAATATGAAGTTATTTCAGCAGAAGAAGCGCTTTATGAAGATATAGAAAACTCTGAATTTAAATTTAAAGGGTACATTGATTTAGTCTTAAAAACAAAAGATGGCAAATACCATATTATTGATTGGAAAACTTGTTCGTGGGGATGGGACAGGAAAAGAAAAGCGGATAGAATGACAACATATCAGCTAACTTTGTATAAGTATTATTTTGCAAAAAAGCATAATGTTGATTTGTCTAATATCGAAACTCACTTTGCTTTATTAAAAAGAACTGCCAAGAAAAACAAAGTAGAGATATTTCGTGTAACTAGTGGACCAAAAAAAACAGAAAATGCTGTTAACTTATTGAACAAAGCGCTTTATAATATAGAACATAAGAAATATATAAAAAATCGTTTATCTTGTACACAAGGATACGGTTGCGAATTTTATAAAACAGAACATTGTAGGTAGTATATGAAAAGACTTAAGATTTTTGTAATATCCGATCATCCTTTTTCTCCATCGGGCGTTGGTATACAGACTCGAAATATGATTGAGAACTTGCTTGAAACTGGCAAATATATATTTAGATGCTTTGGTGGAGCAATCAAACATCAAAACTATGAGCCCCAAAAAACAGAAAAATATGGAGATGATTTAATCGTTTACCCTGTCGATGGTTACGGTAGCCAAGAAACAGTAAGATCCATGATAAGAACGGAAAGACCAGATATGCTTTGGTTCATGACTGATCCAAGGTTTTTTCCGTGGCTTTGGGAAATAGAAGATGAAATTCGCTCGTTGATACCGATGGTATATTATCATGTATGGGATAATTACCCATATCCAGATTTCAATGGTCAGTGGTACAATTCAACAGATGTAATAACTTGTATATCAAAAGTAACTCATGATATAGTAAAAAATGTTGCGCCAGCAGTAGAAAGTCATTATCTCCCACATGCTGTTGCTTCTGATATATTTAAGCCTTTAAGCGAAGAAGAAATATTAGATTTTCGAAAAACTCATGTTGGCGTTGACGAAAATAAATTTATTGTTTTTTGGAATAATCGAAACGCTCGTCGCAAACAACCAGGTACTTTGATTCATTGGTTTAAAGAGTTTTTGGAAAAAGTTGGAAAAGATAAAGCGATGCTTATAATGCATACTGATCCATCTGATCCCAATGGGCCAAACTTAACCAATATAATTGAAAATTTAGGGCTTACTGATGGCGAAGTAAAATTTTCAACTCAAAAAGTTGAATTTCATCATTTAGCCGCAATGTATAATATAGCAGATGTCACTGTTAACATATCAGACGCAGAGGGTTTTGGTTTAGCAACACTAGAGTCTCTTTCGTGTGGAACACCAATCATTGTGACAATGACCGGAGGTTTACAAGAGCAAGTAACTGATGGAGAAGAGTGGTTCGGTGTAGGAATTGAACCAAATTCTAAAGCTGTTATAGGATCTCAAGATGTACCATATATCTATGAAGATCGAATTGGAAAAGAGGATTTTGTTAGTGCTCTTATAAAAATCTATGAGTTAAACAGACCTCAAAGAAGAGAATTTGGTCTTAAAGGCCGCGAACATGTTATAAAAAACTATAATTTTGAAACTTATCACAAGAGATGGGATGAGCTATTACAAAATATACATGAAAAATATGGCTCTTGGGATACAAGAAAGCATTACAAAACTTGGGAGTTCACAGAGGTATAAAATATGCGAAAGAAAATACTTTTAAAAGGCCCGGTTTTAACTCAATCTGGATATGGTCATCACGCACGTACGGTTTTAAGAGCTTTACGAACACGAGAAGACCTTTTCGATATTTATATCCAAGCTATAACCTGGGGAAATTGCAGTTGGCAGTGGGAAGATTCAGAAGAAAGAAGATGGATTGACACAATTTTGCAAAAGACTTTGGTCCATATAAAGGAGCAAGGGCATTTTGATATATCTTTACAAGTCACTATACCTAACGAGTGGGAAAAATTGGCTCCTGTAAACATTGGTATAACAGCAGGCATCGAAACTACAAAAGTGTCGTCGCAATGGATTGAAAAATCCTTTTTAATGGATAAAATCATAACCATCTCAGAACATTCTAAATGGTCTTATGAAAGCACAGTATATCAAGCACAAGACCCAGATACTGGTCAAATTTTTGAAGCTAAATGTGAAACTCCAATAGAAGTTGTACATTATCCTGTGCGAAAATTTGAACCTGCTAAATTAGACTTGAATTTGTCTACTGACTTCAATTTTTTGAGCGTAGCTCAATGGAGCCCTAGGAAAAATATTCAACAATTAATAAAATGTTTTGTTGAACAATATAAAGAAGATGAGAACGTAGGTTTAATTCTTAAACTTAATATCGCTAAAAATTCCCTAATTGATCGTATCCATTTAAACCATCAAGTTAAAAGCTTTTTACACGAATTCTCAGAGAGAAAATGTAAAATTTATACTTTACATGGTTATATGACCGATGAAGAAATGGCTGGTTTATACAACCATCCAAAAATCAAGGCTTATGCCACAACAACACATGGCGAGGGTTTTGGTTTACCATTATTTGAAGCAGCATATTACGGCATGCCAGTTGTTGCACCCGATTGGAGTGGTCATTTAGACTTTCTTTACATGCCAAAAAAAGACAAAAAAGGTACATTTAAGAAGAAACCGATGTTTTCAAGAGTTGGATACACTCTACAACCAATTGAACCATCCTCGGTTTGGGATGGCGTTCTTCAGGCCGATTCAAAGTGGGCCATCCCAGAAGACGGCTCTCTTAAGATGGCAATGAGTGATCTGACTAACGATTATGGTAGACATGTTAAGAGAGCAAAAGAGCTTCAAAAATGGATTTGTGAAGAATTTAATGAAGAAAAACAATATGAAAACTTTATCTCCTCAATTCATGATTTCGTGGGCGATCTAGAATCTGAAGAAGCAATTAAAATCTTTTCATGAAATTTGTTTTCATAGCTGATTTTTTTTCTAATGAAATTTGTGGAGGCGGCGAACTCAATAATCAATATTTAATTGAATCTTTGAGAAAAAAAGGCCATGAAGTTGAAGAGAAGAAATCAGTTGATGTAATATATAAATTTTTAGAAGACAATTGTGAATCTAATTTTATAATTGCTAATTTTGTACAATTAAATCCTGTATTTATACAAAAAATACAAAAATTAAAATATATTATATATGAGCATGACCACAAATATATAAAATCTAGAAATCCGGCGTTATATCATAACTACAAAGTACCTAAAAACCAATTAATCAACGAAAACTTCTATAAAAATGCAATTTCGGTTTTTTGCCAAAGCGATTTACATGCAGAAATCGTAAATAAAAATCTTAATATAGAAAATATCAAGAATTTAAGCGGCAACATGTGGTCTACCGAAACCCTTGATTTGCTTGAAAAACTGTCTAAAAATTCCAAAAAAGATCGTTTTTCAGTGATGGAATCTTCAATTTCACATAAAAATACGCCTGGTGCCGTTAGATATTGTGAATCTAAAGAAGAAGAATACCAGTTGATAAGATCTTCAGATTATTATAATTTTTTAGAGCAATTATCGGGTAATAATAAGTTTGCTTTCTTTCCGCAAACACCAGAAACCCTATCTAGAGTATCTGTAGAGGCGCGCATGCTCAATGTTGAGGTGCATATAAATTCTAAAGTCGGCGCAGCAGGAGAGCCTTGGTTTAAACTTAAAGGCAAAAAGCTGATTGATTTTATGCGTAAGAGAAAATCTGAAATTACAAGTGCTGTTGAACACGTATTCGAAGGTGGGAAAATAACAAGGTCTTTAAAGGAAGCGCCCCTACCAAAAATTTCTTTAATTACATCTCTGTATAAAGGAGATGACCATATTGAAGCTTTTATGAAGAATATAACGTCACAAAGCATATTTGAAGAATGTGAATTGATTATAATTAATGCTAATTCTCCTGGGAGTGAGTCAGAAGTTATAGAAAAGTATATGAAAAAGCATTCGAATATCATATACGAGAAATTAGATAAAGATCCAGGAATCTATGGCTGTTGGAATCTAGCCATAGAAAAATCATCGGGAGAATTTATATCTAACGCAAACTTAGATGATAGAAGATCAAAACAGCATGTTGAAATATTAGCTACGAAACTTATGAACAATCCAGATGTTGATTTGGTCTATTCGGAATGCTTTCTAACTAAAAAAGATCATGAAAGCTATATAAATAACTCTTCTGATGGGGAAACATATCCAATAATTGATTTCTCCCCCGAAGCAATGATAAAGTGTCTACCTGGCTGTATGCCTATTTGGCGAAGATCAATGCATAAAAAAGTTGGGAATTTTAATGAAAAGTATAAATTTGCTGGCGACTGGGATATGTGGTTGCGGGCAGTTAAGAATGGTTCACGCTTTAAACGAATTGAAGGTGCCCATGGACTTTATTACTTCAATCCGAAAGGTCTGTCAACAGATAAAACGAAAGAACATGAAAAATATAAAGAGGAAAAAGTTGTATTTCACGAGTATGCCGAGGTATTTGGAAAAGAAAACTGCAATCGGTATAGAGAATATTTTTCACAATGAAAAAAATTATATCATTTAGCTTATGGGGTGATAAACCGATGTATACCATCGGCGCCATTAAAAATGCAGATTTGGCTCTGGATGTTTATCCCGATTGGATTTGTCGTTACTATGTTGGTAAGTCTGTACCAATTGATATAATTACATCGCTTGTGGAGAGAAAAAATACCGAAGTATTTGTGATGAACGAACAAGGTGACTGGACGGGAATGTTTTGGAGATTCTATCCAGCATCAGATGCTGATGTTGACATCATGATTTCTCGTGATACGGATAGTCGCTTGAACTTAAGAGAAAAAGCAGCAGTTGAAGAATGGCTAACAAGCGATAAAGATTTCCATATCATGAGAGATCATCCTCATCACGCAACAGAGATCTTGGGAGGTATGTGGGGAATACGGGGTAACAGGTTATCAAACATGAAACAAATGATTCGTGATTATACGAAGGGTGATTTTTGGCAAATTGATCAAAATTTCTTAAAAGAAAGGGTATATCCTGTTATAATAAATCATGTTTGTGTGCATGATGAATATTTTGAAAAAAAACCATTTCCAACTAAAAGAGTACCAAAAAGCTTTGTAGGCCAAGCTTATAATAAAAACGATGAAATAATGTATCCAGAGCATGCGAAGATGTTATGAAAATAAGGAGTAATAATGGGCGTAATACAAAAAATACTTTCAGTTGCGAAAATAAGTGAAAAACGAGGATCACAAGTTGAAATTGAATTAAATGAAAATGATCATCATTCTGCTCCAAAAGTAAATGGATTGGGAGGCGTTATTCATCTTCAAAACGATGTTTGGAGGATTGAAATGTTTCTTCCTGAATTCATAGAGTTCGCCACATGTTGTGTTGAGGCAGGCCAAAAATTGAAAAAAAATAAGAATATAACAAATGAATAAAATTCAACTAATAGAGCAGACATTTAGCGAAATAGATAAACAGTTCCAATTTATTACTTTAAGGAATTTTCATTTAATTCCTGCGCAGTCCTCTAAAAAAAATGATATAGACATATTAATATCAAAAGCTGACTCTAAAAAACTAATGAAACTTATGTCGGACATGGATTACCAAGTATTTTATGATTGGAATACAGAATATCTTTATGGCGCCAATAGTCATATTCATTGTGTAAATGATAAAATTGATGTACATTTTGATGTAGTCCCCGGACTTTATTATAGAAGTTTGCAACAAAGAAATTTATTTATAGGCGGATATGAAAAGCTAGAACAAAGTATGTGGGAAAACAAGAAATGTGTTGCTGAATGTTATCGATATATCCCCGCCACAGAAGATTTATTAACTCATCTTTGTTGTCATTCTATTTTTGATAAGATGGAAATAACGCAGACTTATAATGAAATGATAGAAAAATTATATGCCGACGCAGACAAGAAAAAACTAAAAGAATTATTTTCTATAGCTTTTCATAAAGTGGCGGATCATCTAATATCTGTTGTGGAATCAGGGGATATATCACAATTAGTTAGGGAATATACTCAATACAATGATTATTAAAAAGTAAAAAAGGAGAAAAAATGAGTACCAATACGGGTGTAATTCTTTTGGCGTCGAGGTCTAAAGGAGATTATAGGCTTGATATAGAAGATAATATTGGAGAGGGGATTCATATCCATTATAATAATATTAGGCTTGATTACAGTATTAAAGAATTGTTAAGTTTTGCAACTGCATGTCAGAAAGCTTTAGAAGAGTTAGGTTTCAATCAGGTGACAAATAAAAAACAAAAACTTTCAGTCTTTATTTCTGGTCAAGGCTATGTTGAAAAAGAATTTGTGGTAGAAAAATCACTAACTATATGGTCCCCTGGTCCATCATTATCAAAAAGAACTTATGAAATTTGGAAGGATTTGGACAATAATAAATATTGGGCTTTGATAAATCAACAAATAGACGCCAGAGTTACTGATAATAAAGAAGTCAATGAGGCTATATTAGAATATTCACAACAAAACAATTGGGCTATAGAAACCTATAGATTAGCATCAGATTATACTTTAACAAAATATTATGATGGATATTATCCTGTCGTTATTAACGAGCCAAGTACTTGGTTTTATAGCGCCAAAGAGTACCAAGATCGCGTTATTTCACACTATTATTCATTTGGCAATCCATATAGAACTGTGCATTATAATGACAATGGTACAGATAAAGAGTTGCCTAAATCAGAACATGCGATTGAAAATAGGACAAAGTTTTATAATGAGGCAGTCAAACAACACCAGCAGTTTTCTGATGCAACAGATTGTTTCTTTGGAGATATACAGCCAAATAATTTTTTAGCTAATCATGATTTTAGTGACATTAAAATTATTGATGTTTGTTCAATTGAAGTCGGACACATTAAAGATTTTGTATGTCAGGGTGGAGAAGGAAAGTGGCCTCTACCAGAAAGTCGGTTCGTTGGGCCCAAATCGAACGATCATTTTTATAGAAACAAATATCACGCGCCAGGATCCAGGTCACGATAAAAATATGGTGACATAAAATGAAAGAATTATGTATACATCACCATTTAGGCTTAGGAGATCATTTTGTTTGTAATGGCCTTGTACATGAAGTTTCCAAAAAATATTCTAAAATTCATCTTCCAACAAAGATAAAGAGGTCAAACAGGGGTCTAAGTTTGAAAAGTTTCAGAGAAACGTTGATACAAAGCTTAAACAGAAAGGCCTTTTAAGGTAATGAAATTTTTTAATCTAGATTTGCATATTTCTGTTATTTCAGATATAAAATATATATTTGAAAAACTAGGTCACCAAGTCGATAATTGGAGTATATCTGGTCATGCGCATATAATGGGCTGGCCCCAAAAAGATTTAGAACATATCAACCAAAATACTTGGAGAGATATTAATGAAAATTTAATTGAAAAATTTTATGATTCTCATAAGCAAGAACTAGAGAAATATGATGGATTTATTGTTACACATACACCTTGTTTTTCTTTGCTATATGAAAAATTTAACAAACCAATTATAACCATTGCTAGTACGAGATACGAGGATCCGTTTTCTAAAGATCGATCTCGTTGGCACGGTTTCAATTCTTATCTTAAGAAAAAGATAGACAGCGGCATGATCATACCTGTTGCTAATAATAAATATGATAAAAAATATACAGAGCTTTTTACTAATAGACAATGGGAACACATACCTAGTCTTTGCGAATATACAAATTCAAAGTACACTGGACATAAAAAACAGTTTATTTATTCATCAAAGCTGAGAATCAATACTTCTTTTCTAGAAAATCTTCTAGAAAAGAACCTCGCCCTAGGCCAAAATTATAAATGGCAAGATCTAGCAGATTATTCTGGTATTGTTAATATACCTTATAATGCATCAACAATGTCTTTGTTCGAACAGTATACTTCTAATATCCCCCTGTTCTTTCCTTCGCATAAGTTCCTTTCTCAGCTGAGGGAGACTTTTTTTAGAAATGGTGTTTTATCTGAACTTTCCTGGAACCAAATCCATGGCTTAGAGTCTAAATCATATATCGTTGACGATAAAAACGATCCAAATAATTTTCTAGATAATCAAATCATGATGGAGTGGGCAAAACTTTCTGACTACTATGATCAAGAAAACATGCCGTATATACAATATTTTAATTCTTTTGATCATCTTAAGAAAATATTAAAAGATACGAATTTAGATATCGTATCACAGAAAATGAAAAAACACAATAATTTTAGAAAAGAAATGGTTTACGATAGATGGAAAACAATATTAAAAAAGCTTTAGATAAAAGAATATTAGGAAAAGTGTTAAATATTGATACAGGAATGAACTATAATATACTAGAGTTGGTAAAAATGGTAGAAGGAAAATATAAATTTATTCCTCCCCGACCGGGAGAATCTAGAGAAACCTTAGCGGATAACAGCAAAGCAAGAGAATTTCTTTGCTGGCATCCAGAAATTAATTTAAAAAAATGGATAAAACAGGAGAAAAAACATGCTTAAATTATCAAATGAAGCCTTAGGAGCCTTAATGATGGCCTTACAAAAATCATTGCTTGAACAATCAGATATTGTTCCTGTTTTGAAAGGCTTTGATTTCAAAGTTAACGAAGAAAAAGAACTTTATATTATGAATCCTCCAATTGTTAATTATGGCAATGTTAACGAATTTGATGAAGAAGACTATCCTATCGACAGCAGCACTGATTGATGCCAAAGTATCGGTATAAATGTAATAGTTGTGAGGTTACCTTTTTTAAACACCATTCTGTTTCAAATATCTTGGAAAATTGTGAGCATTGTGGTATAGAAGGCTCTTTAAATAAGATCCCTACTAGTTTTAGAGTGACGGAAGCTTTTGATGGCAAAGTTTCGACTGGCCAAATTGTAAAAAAATCAATTGAAGAGTTCCGTGAAGATTTAAAAGAAGAAAAGCGTCGCTTAAAAGAAAAAGAGTGGCTAGTAGATGAATAGATATATTTTAGGATTTTCATTAATTTTTAATGCAGTATTATTAATAGTATTATTTGGTTTGATTCCTTTTTTGTTATATTTAAGCGTACTTGCAAACCTCTTTTTTGTTTGGTTTGTTAAAAAAAGCCTTGATGAAGCGAGTGAGACAAAAGAAGATATGCTTTTTATTCTAGATTCAACAGAATCCTTTGCAAATCATCTAGACAAACTACATGAATTGGAGACTTTTTATGGAGATGAAACACTACAACATTTAATCAATCACTCTAGAGAAATAATTAATAATATTGTAGATATACAAGAGAAATATTATGATGTTGAAATAGGATTAGAAACATATGACGATGATAACGAAGAAGCCCAAACGCAAGAGGAGGCCTCGGAAGAAGAATGAATATTTTACTAAAGTACATGAAAGAGCAGTAATAGAATATGCTTTGTCGGATGACAAGGCTGTGCGCACAAGACTTTATATTGAATTCCTCGGCCCTGCCTTCGATGAGATGGTTGATAAAATTGTTTATACTTACAAGTTTAATAATCTTCCTAATATAGATTATTTAAAGGATGATTGTAAATTGTGGTTGATGACAATTTTAGACAAATATGATCCAAATAGAAAATCAAAAGCTTTTTCTTATTTTAGCGTCATAACTAAAAATTGGTTTATTCATAAAGTAAAGCAAAATTCTAAACGGCTAAAGAGAGATGTCCAGTATGAAGCCTTAGGCGCCGACTCAGCAAAAGAAGAATTAATAATTCATAATGAGTATGAAAGTAAGAGAGAACAAGCAGAGTTTTGGTTACACTTGTGGAGAGAGATGGATGATTGGCAAAAATTAAAACTTAAAGACAGTGAAAGAAAAGTTTTAGATGCAATAAAGATTCTTTTTGAAAGCGTGGATGAAATTGAAATTTTTAATAAAAAAGCTATTTATCTATATATGCGAGAAATAACCGGCATGAATACTAAACAAGTGGTTAATAATTTAAATCGTATTAGGAAAAGATATAGGAATTTTAAAAGCGAATGGGAAAAGGGAAACGTATAAGTTCAGAAGAGTATGTTCAAGAGGCAATCGTTAATATTCGCGATGATCGGGCGATCGCGTCGACTTTGCTTATTGATCTAATGAAAGTTCTAAAAGAAGATACAACAAAACATCAATATTCAGGCCCAGTTGCCGCAAAATATTTAGAAACCCTACAAAGATCGAATGAGCAATTAGTTAAATTGGCTTCTTTAATAGCTAAGAAAGAAGGCGCCGACAGCAGTTTGTCTTCACTTGACAAATCTGAGATATATGATCTAATAAACGAAGAAAAATGAGGATTGAATAGATGGGAATAGATGTATGGAGCATGTTTCGCGGCTTGGACGGACCAGATTTTGATCCTCTTAACGACTTCACTTATACTGATATGTATAACGATGAAGTTCCGGCAGTTAATTTATTAGCTTCTTTGTTTACTGACCATTTTGAATATGATGTTCTTTCTGACATGGGTTCTCAATACCCCGCCGTAGTTATAAAAGTTTTATCTGGACCACAGTCAAAAACTGCAGCGCTAGGAGATCTGACATATACATCAGATCTTTTTGGTGATTCTACAGAATCCCCATCACTGTGGCAGATGTCTTCGAAACTTAAATTAAAAGAAGGGAAGATAAGAGTACTAGCAAAAGTTCCGCCTATCCACAAGTTGGCTTATCCAAAAGATCTTGATGACGAATTTCAAATGAGTCTTTTTCCTGAATTTGTTGCTGCAAGAGATACGGAGGACGATCCATCTTTAGCTTCAATTAAGGCCGGCGCCATAGTGTGGGTTAGTTTGCCAAGTCCTAACGCTAAATTAGGTACACTTATAGGTGTTCATAGCACAAATTTTATAGCTAAAATAAAAGAAGCCAGATCAGCGTTAACTGCTTTTACTGCAACTTGTACTCTTCCAAAAGTTTGTACACCCCAAGAAGCAAAAAACTTATATGCCGGCAATTCTTCGCATGAATATGAGTCTACTGGACCCCCAATTAGAAAAATAAAAGGTAAAATTAAGACAGGTGTTTATGGAGATGGAACAGAACAAACAAAAACACATTTTGCCGGCTGTTTAAAAGAAGCTTCAGCTTCTTATAAATACAAACTTTCCGGTCCTGCTCCTGGGCCAAAGAATGCTTTTATGTGGGTTGGACATTTAGAAGGTAACGGAAGAGGAGATTTAGTTGATAGGCCTCCAGGTCCAGGCAGAGAAACAATTATATATGCTTCAAAAACACTTGATATCACGGAACCAATTGAAATAAAATATTATTTTCATGATATTGCAGGTTTTGGTTATTCGTGGATCCACGGCCCAGAAACGACAATTGCGGAATCTGAAAATAGTGTTATGACAGCTAACAACGATTTAAGAACAATAGCGGCAAATTTGAAAGACTTAATTCGAGCCGGCCGCAACTTTGTTCTTGTCATCCCTGAAATGCTATATTCAAGAGGTTTTGGTACTAAATTGGGAGATTCCACAAGAATAAAAAGTTATACGAAATGTACAAGAGTTCTTCGCGGCGATGTTACAAAAACAGACCTTATCAGAACAAATCTAGAAGCTGCAGCAAACAGCAGCGCGCTTCCTGCAATTAGGGATTATTTATCTAGCGTTTCGGAAGATGCAACATCAAATTATGTAACATCGGATAGAATTCTTTCGACATTTGTTAAAAGCGGCAATTTAGGTACACTTCATAATGAAGTTATCGGTATATTGCATCAACATATATCTAAAAATCTAGAAGTCGGGTATGTTTCAATTCTGGCAGAAGGAGCAGGCGCCTTATCTTTGGCTGCTATACCAGTAGAAAGCTTAGAAAGTGTTCCTATTAACAGAATAGACTTTATTGCAAATGGGTTTGACAGATTAGATAGATATAATTATTTCTTTGAAAGATCAGCGTCCGGCATGCCCGGAGAGTCGGCCTTTTTGCCAAATATACCTTCTCTTGTTCTCTATAACGATTTTTTACTTAAGAATGCTGATATTAATGATTTAGAATTTAATTATATTGTTAATCAAAATGCAAGTTTCAGCCCACTTGAATTCGGAAATAGCGACGGCGCAGTACACTTTTTTGATCATTTAGATAAGGGAACAGAGTTCCAAAATAATTTTAATGGTTCTGTACCCGCCGCGCAGTGGAAGTTTAATTTTTGGATTGAAAACAACGAAGCAAATCTTACTTCAATTGGATGTTATGTTGGCGGAAACAAACAGGCTGATCACGCTTTTAGCATGATTAACAATGAACTATCTGCTTTCGCAAACTTGCCTATCAAATCTGATACTGTTTCAAGAATTGGTTTGGACTCCGTACCGAACCATGCACAAAAAATCTCTGCTAAACAAAAATCAGCAGCAGTTAGCGGATATAAAGCAAAAAGAGAGAAGCATGAAAAGAAAATAGAAAATTTTGATAAAATGTTAAATTCAATAGGGGGAGGACTAAATGATTTATGTAAAGATCCTAAATATAAAGTTTATTGTTCACAACTTAGCCCTGAATTCTCTATATTAAAATTTGGTGAAAATTCATTATTTCATAAACGATATAAAAATTATATAAATAGCAAAACAGAAATTTCTAAATTAGACCAATTAACAGAAGGTCACATAATATTAATTGAAATTGGAAAAGATAAAAAACTTATAGATGAACGCCTTAAAGAATATGAAGATTTACTAAAAGAATCAGAGAATGGTATTGAAGATACAAACACTATTTTAACGAGTTTACAAGTGTTTAAGCCAAGTTTCTTTACATCAGTAAATAAACAGAAAACTTTAAGTTCCTTAGGCCATGCAACAGACCATATCGGACGTCGTCAAGGAATAGAAGAAATAATAGAGAGATTAAAAGAAAAACAGAAATCAGCAACGCCCTCGGAATGTTCTCTTCCGGAAAGATGTAGAGTAACACCAATACCCTTAAGAGCTTTTAAAGGAGAGGGAGCTAAACTTTTAGATCCTGCTCTCTTTACCTGTTCTGGTGCGAATATCAGTGCTGTCAAAAGGTTTGATCAGTTAAGTGAGTGGATTCCTTATTATCCTAAAAAAGACAGTTTTACTTTTGATGGTGGAATGAGTGTACATGGCAAGATGTCTTCTAAAAAGGTGGATCTCAAGTCCACGATTCCAGATTATAAAACTTCTACATTCAAATATAAAACTAGAAGAGGAAGAGATGTTATAACTTTTGAACAAAGCCCTCCAGTATGGTCCTGTATCGCACCGATATTTGAAGAAGCTTGGGAAGCAGCATGTAACGCATCAAACTATATACCTTTTAAAGTCACAGATGGTATAAAAGATGGATATGCTGACTCTGGTGTCTTTGTATCTTCATATGGATTAACAATTAATATCGATCCGTTTATAGCACCTTTTTCAAAATCAACAATGAGCCACAGTGTATTTACTGGTGCATGGACACCCGAAATAGGAGATTACGAAAATCTTACTAGTTTAGGCGTATTCAAGTATGGTTCGGCATTTAATGCTGCTAATTTATATGAACATTTGCCTGGAGTTTTTCCAGACACGGGCCCCGGCATACGCAGGAAAATAGAAAATTTAAATGGTAATTCTGCTCGTGGCATTCCGTCAGCAAAGGAGCCCGCTGTCGCTGAACTAGATAAATATTTGAAAAAGCACAAATTAGCTGATTTGTGCAAGGGAAATTATATTCTTCCACCAAATGCCAATCCTACATTGTGGGCAATTGTCTTTTGTGAAAAATCGGGCGCAAAGTGGGGCAATAGTCAATTTTTGAAACGAAAACAAAATGGGGGCACGTGGACGACTTCTGAGAAGAAATTTATAGCAGAAGTTTATGGTATCCCTAAACTTTTTGAAAGAATAAAAAACATTTCATGGCCGTTGAATACTTTTGATAACCATAGTTATTTCCAATTTTGGTCAGGAAAGCCGCTTGTTACGTGGGACAGTATCAAAAAAGTGGCAGCTGCCAAAGGCATAGCTCAATAGGACAAGATAATGGGAACAAATGTAATAACTGATCATCAAACAGTACCGATTGCGCCTAAGGATGGCAAGCCAGGTGGTTTCAAAACATACTATACAACTCGTGTGGTCGAGACGACCACTTCGGGAGGAGAAACAACGAAAACAGAGTTAGCTGCAGAATCAACAACAGATTACAATGAGGCTAAAGAAAATTATCAACAAGCTTTGAAAGAAAATCCCGGCGCTACTGTTAACGGAGCTTCCAGTGAAACTTCAGAACCTTTTGAAGATGGCACGGTACCAGGTCCGATCGGCGGCATGGCACCTTTAAGTTCTCCTCCAACTACTAAATTGCAAGAACCAGGGCTTCTTTCACCGCTTGATGAGTCAAACTCAGATCTCTCAATGCTGAAGAGTTTTAACGATGAGTCAGATCTTTCTCTTGGCGGTTCCTCTTTCAGCTTATCATTATTTAAAAAAGCAGAAGACACCGGCGGACTCGGTCCGTTGGAGGAAGATATAAAGGGCCTGAACCCAGATGAAAGGGCAAAACTTGGTAATGATGGCTCATTTGGTTCTGCCCAACCGGAGGCAAGGATTAATAGACCCCAAGCTGGCTCTGAGAAAGTAATTAGAGGACCAACTGGAAATGCATTTATAGTACTTGGAAAAGATCGAGACGGTCATGAAGCCAGCGGGTATGGAGGAAAAGCAAATACACAATGTGACGCGATTTATATATGTGCCGGTATGGGCGGAGCTAGTCCTAAACAAAGTGACAAAGATGGTGATCTTATATATACTAATCCCAACTTTTTTGTGGATGCTGCTATGATTTATATATCCCAGAAGACTGATGCTGACACCAATTTTTCTATTGGAAAGAGAGAGAATTTTCAAAATACTGAAGGAAAATCAGGTATTGTTGTAAAAGCAGACCATGTCAGGCTCATTGGTCGCGAAAGTTTACGGTTGGTAACGAATACTGATAAAAAAAATTCACAAGGCGGAGATATTCATAGTTGGAATGGTATATGGCTTATGGCTAATAACGATGAAGACGGACTACAGCCGATACCAAAAGGCGATAATCTTGAAGATGCCCTTGACAAGATGAACGAGAATATTAGAAAATTAATCGGCATACTTCATGGTTATATTAAACGTCAACAAGATTTTAATCGAAACATCGCTACGCACGAACATATCGCACCATTTTTTGGAATTACGACTGCCCCCCAGGGTCCGATCCAAAACGCGTTTCTTGATAATGCAATTAAAGAGATGATGCACACAGAAAGGTCGATATTATCACATTTAACAAACTTGGCGGGATGGAAAAATAACTTTCTTCTGCCACATGGAAGAAATACAACAAAAGCCAATCCTTCATATATAAACAGCAGATTTAATAAAACCAACTAATTGTATTAAGGTATAAAAGTGTCTACTCATACTCTTCAAAATTTAAATAAACCAAATAAATCAACCGCACGTACTAAACCATTCTTGCCGGTTAGATATTCTCCTGGTGAAAATGCCCCTAAGCTACAACTTGGCTGGGACGATGAAAGCTTTTTAATAGTAAACAATGAAGGTAAATTAGTAAACAAAAAGGAAGATTGTGATGGGATTGAAGTACCCACAGGCGTAGAGGTTGAAGTTGTTGAAATTGTAAGTGGTTTAACTGGAATATGGTATGGCTTTGTGTTTGATTCAAGTGCCGTGTCGATAGGAAAGATTAATTTATGGACAGCAGATGAAACAAAAGTATTATATGCTCGACCACATTATTTTGCAAAGCAAGAAGATGTTCTAGATTTGCCTATTTCTCGTAATTTGACCAGGAAAGACGCTTCAGAATCTAATTTTCCAGAAGGTACAAAATTAATATCGCCCGGCTCAAACTTAAACTGGAAGAAACTTGATAAATATGATGTTAGATTAGCATATTTTAATTTTAATGAATTTAATAGAAAAAACATACCAGAAGATATTTTCTTTATTAACAAAGAAACAATTGGCCATAGTCCGTCTTTAAGATATTCCGAAGGACTATACTATTTCATTGCTGATGATGGACAAAGAAAAACGACAGAGGAACTTGGGGTTGTAGGAGAAGAAGAAGAGGTCCAAGAAGCTGCTAAAAAAGAAGAAGCACAAATATCAATTGGACAAATAAAAGCCAAAGCTTACGATGCTTTGTTACGTTATCTAGATAAATCTGTAGAAGAAACAGCTTTGTACTCTGTTTTAAAAGAGAAATATTTTGCCAACGTTTCAGAACACGTTACAACAAGTTCCCCCAGTCCTAATAACCAAAAAGTATTATTTGCGATACCTGCAAGTTATATCGACGGGCTGCCTCCTTCTGATCTAGATTACAGATCAAATTTTGATGAAGGCCATGAACCTGATGCTCCCTTCGTAAGGGGTAGGAACTATGCTTTCTTTATAAAATTAAAGGACTTAGAAGACCAGGTAGATGACTTAGTAGGTGTCTTCGAGGATATAAAATCCAAAATAGAGGAATTCAAACAATCTGGTGGATTCATAAAGAATCCAAATAATATTGATTTTGATGTTGATCAACAAATAGAAGCTTTTAAAGCTTTCCCAGAAATAATAAATGAATTCTTAACACGTCAATCAGCAATGTATACTACTGATAACGATTTTATAGCTCAAGCAGCCGCCGAAGGGACGGATACGGGCGAGGATCATATAATTCAAATAGGTCTTAGAGACAATGGCATAGTTGGTGGAAATGTGCGCGAAACTATTTCTTATATTATATTCTCCCCGGATAATAAATATTTATCTGAAATTGACGACACAAACCTCTTTGAGCTTGATCCTTGGCTCACTAAAGAAGAAGTAGAAGGCGCTAAGGACCCAAAAAGAAGTGGAGTTGATCTTAGGAAAGGTTTGATATGGCTAAGAAGCAAATTTGAAGGTACACAAGGGACTAGAACGCTTCATTATCTCATGGCACAGAAAAGTATAGTTAACTTTGGTGACAAGGCTGGCTCAGGGGCTGAATTAAACGAATGGATGAAATTTTTACAATCATATTCTGTACCTCCATTCTTGATACAATTAACAAAAGACAAAAGACGAGAAGAAGAAGCTGAAGAATATGATTGTGTTAAACTTATCGAAGAATTCATAAAAAAGAAATCTCCCTTAACCGCTAAAGAAAGAAACAAGCAACAAATGGTTCTTAATTCTCCTAAATGTAGAGAGGCTTGGAAAAAAGCAAAAAAGAAAGATACATCAACAATGGATTCTTTCTTCTCTAAGCAACGAATTATAGGTTCTTCGAAGACTGTAGGTAATATTTCAAGAAATGCCGGAGTCGACCCTCTAAAGATTCTTTATCAAAGTTTACTGGCTAATTTAAATCCAAAAGCTTTATTAGCATTATTAATGACGTGTTTGCAAAGCCGACTTGGTATTCCTTTAACTGCAGAAGCTTTATGCGAGGCGGCAATAACAAAAATAGCTGGAAGTGCTGGGCCAAAAGAATTTACAAATATAATAGTGACAGCTTTCCCGGAGTTAGAGCCTGAGCTTGGTGAATATGCTGTACAATCAGAGATAGATTCACCGAGAGCTTCAATCGATTCGTCCGGTGAAAGAACTGTGGTTGACTTTGGTGGATCTCCAATAGCTGCCGCTACCTACTTACGCACTGCTGATTTAGCTGTTGCTAGCAGCATTAGAGAGATGGAACAAAGCGGTGTTTCAATTGATTTAACGCCTGGCACATTTACTGATGCTTTTACAGGTGGTCAGAAACCATTTATAAAAATTGACCTTGATACTCTAACAAGAAATTATCAAGAATTAGGATATTCAAAAGAAGAAGCTGACGCACTTTTAGTAAAAGATGGGTATTTAAGACCTAATCAGGTGCAATATCAGGATAATTCTGATAAATGGATATTTTCTGAAACAAATGACAGCTATGATAGCAGTCTATATGGAAAAGTACAAAATGCTGGTAAATTTGTACAATTTTTGATAAGTCGTGTCGGGTTACAGGCCTTATGCGAAGGTATTGTAGGACCACTATTAGATATGCCCGGTGACTTTTTGGAAGATCCAGAGGGCTTTATAGACAAAGAAAGACGAAGTCCGGATGAGAATCTTCCTTTGATATCCCTTCCTGATAGTCTTTCAACAGATGATTTAATAGGCGATTATGGCAAACATCTTCTTGAGGTTTTTCTTGCCATGCTCGGCGCCATGCTGGGTCAAATTTTGGGCATCTTGTTGCAAGAACTTCTTGAATCTTGTTTCGAAGAAAATACCGATCTCGGCCCGGCCGGCCGGCCAAAGAATTTGAGAAGTTTACCTATACCTTCCGCAGATCTGCAAGCTGCGTTAGATTCTATAGGCTCTATTGGAGATTTGCCGCTTTCTGCTATAAAAGAATGGCTTAAGGATCTTGTGGATAGTCTTAGCCCAAGCCAAATTTGTGCATTGTTGAGAGGAAATGCTTCTACTTTAACTCTTTCTTTGTGTTTAGACAGAACCAGATTAAATCATCCAGAAATTTATGATGCTGGAGTTCAAAGTGGTGTTGATATAACCACAATATTTAAAAAGGTAGGAGAAAGCATTAATTTAGATATATGCGACGCTATAGGCGTAACATTACCTTCCACAATTGACGCTTGTGACGCAACATATGATTACGATGCTCGATGTGCTGAACTCCAAGCTACAGGGCTAACAAAAGAAGAGTGTGATAAACAGATAAAAAGAGAACTGGAAGATTTAAAAAATAAAATAATTGGTCTTGCTGGGTGGCTTTTTCCAGATATGAATCCCTTAGATGGTATGTTGGCAGAACCTTGTGGTCCTCAAGGATTTTTCGTACTGCCGCTTGCTCTTCAAGATAGTATGCGTAGACTAACAGATGTTGTCTTGGATAATATTAAATTTAATTTATTACAGGATTTACAAGCGCTTAAATTCTTTTCACTTCCACCACGTGCTATATTGGCTTCTACCGATGTAAATGAAATGGAAAACGCTATTCAGACGTTAACTGACCAGGTTTCTCATGAACAGAAACATGCTTTCTCTATGTTTTATATTGGTGGAGGTGATCAATCCTTCGGCAACGGCATCGGTGGATATACAACTACTGAAGATGATTATCACATGTGTTATAGTGCTACTCGTCACTTCCTACCTCCAGAAACAGATTTTAGAGAAGAGTTTAAAGATTTTCATGCCAATACTCCCGCCGGTCCTAAAGGCGATATGGGGATTCGTACTCATAAAAAAACGAAACCTTTGACATTAACTAATTATGGGCCCGATGGAGGGATGTTCTTTCAAGATTTGATGTTAGGTTTTTATGATTTTCCTGAAGTAGGAATTGCTGATGAAATAAAGAAGGTTATTGTCGAGCTCGGCTACGGCGCCTCATCCTCTTTAACCGCGCTTGAGTCCTTTGAAGAAGCACAAGGCCGCCTCGACGCAGCACAGGAAGTGTATGACGAAGCATATTGGGATTGGTATTCTGTAAATATTACACGCGAACTCCTCGAAGAAATGAGAGACCTTTTTATTAATAGTGAAGAGGGCCTCCTCCACGAGGCGGGGCAACGGTTTCTCAACAATATCGACCCGTCGTCCGGCGGCCTCGCCGGCCGTACGGGCTTAAGCGTCATGTTAATCTATGGTCTTTCATACTGGAATCCTTTATACTTGGTTAATTTAGTTGCTGGATGGTGGGATGCTTTAGAGGGCGCCTGGCAAGACTTGCGCAGCCTTGTTGATAGCGATTTCAGAGCGCGAAATCTCTACCGCGAGAAGCTTTTCCGAATAGATGTTGCAAAAAGGGATCTCCAACCCCCGATCGACGTACTCCTTGGAAAAGAGCTGGTCCTCCTCACCAGCATGCACACGAAGACGGCCGAATTAGATGCAGCAAAAGCAACTTTTCAGGTTTTTGTTGATAAAATTGTTCCGGAAATCAAAAAACGAGTTGAAAATATTCCAATGCCGATGAATGTAGAAAAATTCTTATTTACAACAGAACTTTTTGAGCTTTGGCTCCGCCGCGGCTTTCACTATGATCCAGGTGACTCGGAGGCCGGCGAGGATATAATGTTGAAGATTGACCCTGAGGAGGGCGATCTCACCTATTCCACCGGCGCGCCCGCAACTGCTGGTATTTTTCCTTTTGGTATCGGATATGAATGTTTAGATCCACTGGCTGGTAACATAGACCTGGAACAACCCAAAGTGGAAAGTCATAGAAAACCATTTAATTTACATCATCGTCTTACGAATAACATATATTTTCCTCTTCTTGGCGCACCACCTTCGAATCCGGCTGATCACCACCGAGGTGGCCTCAACGGCATCGTTGCTTATGATAACTCCGACGCTCGGTGGCGCCATATGTTCCGAATGTTCACCGGGATAAAAGAGCCAGCTCATTTGTGGACTAGCACCACCGCGGTCGCCTCCGGCCCGGGCGAGTCCACAAAGGGACTTGGAATCGGCCTCAACTGGGCTGTACATCCTGGCGACAGATTATGTCAAATAAGCCCGGGCATAAAATATTTAGCAGAGTTAGCTGATAATGATAATATGAACAAGAAGCATAATATTTTTGAAGCTTTTGTACATTTAGGCTTTGCTGAAGCATGCGGCTTAACTAGAAAAAGAGTAAGAGCTTTATATCCAAAACTTACAGGAGGTGCTAACGCGATAGAAGGAGTTATCTGCCAATACACTGATTACACTTTTCCTCATCTGTTAACAGCAGATATTCTTGTAGAGATTACAGATGTCCATAAATTAGTTCAAATGTTGTTTCAGGACGATCGTATCAGCGCCTGGGCGGACCGCCTAGGCGAAAATTACACTCAAGAGCACACAGAAAGTCGCGCCAAGCGCCAGTACTATTTAGCCTCAAGCGCACTCGAATGGCCAAAAGACGCAAAGACCCCGCCTGAAGTACTAAGATTTTTAGTTAAAAGAACTGCATCCGAACTCGACGCGCTCGTGGCCGGGTTTGGACTGGCTAGCGATCTGGAATTGAGAGAAGAAGAAGATCTTGAAAGCAAGATAGAAGAGGCAACCGATGCATTACAAGCTTGGGATCTTAACGCGTTAGACCCATATGTCCTGGAAGGCGCAATACAAGTATTACCCCTCACAATCTCTGGCACTGACATACATGCAGCTGATGACGCTCTGTGGGGCGAAGACTCGGAGTCACGTGGCTACGGCCGCTGGATGCCGGGATATGTTCCTGTATTTGGAGTAATTAAAAAGTATGTTAGAGATCCAGATAATCCATGGGAACAAAATGTAAATGATTTGGTATGTGCAACTAGCTTAGATGATAGAAAGGTTAACCCAGAACTACATGCTTATTTATCAGACGACTCAATTATTCCAGAAGTTTTTGATAATAGAAGTGATGATAATCTTTTAACTTTATTACGTCAGGCTTCAAACAAGCTTAATTCTGCGTCTTATTTGAATTTCAATCCTAGCTTCTTAAGATATGATCTTCCTTTAACTGAAGTTATCTCATCTAATACTAAAGCTCGCGACCAGGTAAAAGGAATTTTCGAAATTTTTAAAAATGCTCAGATTGGTACCGCCGGCGGCCCAGAAATTGCTGCTGCTCTTGATAAACTACCAACTATCACTTTAAATAATTCTTTAATGTACCAGAATACGCTAACGCCGCTAGAAAGCACAAATAAAGTTCAAGAAAATAATTTAAAAGATGTCTCAAAATTGGTTAAGGGTAAAATCTCGCCTGAACACCATCCAAACACCGGTGAACTCGGCGTATCGAGAGGTCTAGACCTAGATTCTTGGATATCCGAGGGTATCTATAATTTCAACTTTCAAACTGATTATGATTCAGACATCCAAGAATTATTATCCAATATAGGTTTAAATTCTTCTAAAGATATTACAACTTTGTTGTCTGATAAAAAAATAAGTTCGTTAGTAGAAAATAATTCAAAAGCTGTGATTTTTAGTCAACTTTTGACATATAAATTGAAAAATTTATTAAATCAATATTCTAATGAAGAAAATACATCTCCTGCCACAGCTAAAGAAGATCTATTAAAACATGTTTCAACGATACTCTCTTCTCACGGTTATACTTCATTACAATTTGCTTATTCAAACCAAATGTTTATTAAATTAAAGAATTCGCGACTTCAGTGCAGAAGATATTTAAAGAAATTATGGAATAAAATACTTAAAACCCCGCTAGAAGATTTTCTTGATGATACGGGCATAGGATGTACGGAAGAATTTAATCAGCATCCTGAAACTAGAAGAACAGAGACAGACTTTTTTGATTTGGACGTTGTCAAACCAAAAATAATGGAATTTTATAAAAATTCAATTTGTCGAGATGTATATGACGACTCTCCTTCGGGCCAAAACGCTGTTAAAAATTCCTTGGTTGAAGGATGCATAATACTTTTAGTGAAGATCTTCACATTAGAGATGTGTTTAGCTAGCGTTATCAGCTGGGATAGCTTTGATGTCGGTGACATTTTCAATGACCAAACAATGGTAAAAATAATTGTAGCCAATATGAAGAAAGAGATAACTGATTTTGAGAATCTTATAGGATATGCCAACGATATTGTCAAAAAAAGGGAAAATATAGAGGATCACGAAACTTTTCTATTGTTAAACAAGATTAGTTCAATTGAGTATCTTATTGGAAAAGAAAGCGAGAATATATCCAAAATTATTAAATCTATGTTTAACAATAGTGAGCCTCTTGGCACAGAATTAGATTTAGATATTACTTTATCTTCGGATGAGAAGGCATATTGGACTCCGGAAGAAAAGATACTATATAAGACTATAGCTGATTTTACTGATCATGAATACATTGTCGATGCAAGACTTACAAATAACATTTATACTATGAACTATTCTGCCGGAGAACAGACTCCAGGCAAATTTAACCATAAGAATAATATGGAAGCGAAGGCAGAAGCCTATTGGAAACACCACAGTCAGACTACTGATTTATTTGGTATGCGTAAAAAGACAAAGAATAATGAACCTCCGATACAAAAATTATCACTCTATTCTTTGCCGATGACTTATCATGGCAATGAAGAATTGACTGATTCTGTTTGGCCAAATAAATGGGAAATGAATGACCCGGGCCAACCCAATGTGGTAAGAGAAGAATATAAAGAGTATGAAGATAACTATCACCTTCCAGCAAGCAAGCTAGGTATCGCAAGAGATAATCAAAATTGTTATGAAATGCTTTTTTCAAATGCAATTAATAGAAAGTTGGGCAATATTACATTTGAACCTTACGTAAAGATTGTCGATGCAACCGCGGCTGACTTGAAGGGCTTATCAGTGGATGCACAAGATATCCCCGACGACCCCCTCGACCCATGTGACGCTTTGGAGGTCTTGCAAATTCCTCTAGACCTACCTTTGCCCTTCTTAGGATATTATAGAAACGAAAATAATGTGTTTGGATGCAAGATTTTTGGTTATGTGCCTTTAGACGTCTGGTCCTATTTTTATAATTTTGTATTCTTAAAAAAGGTAATGAGCAACTCAACTTATAAGAAAGTATTTGAGAAATATGGGATTAAACCGTTTTTCAAAGAAATAAAATTTGGAATTCGCATGGTTTACTCTGCCACGGGCATCGATCGGAACGACAACGGCGAGCTGTCGTCGCTCGTCGGCAGCTACGCGGGTGTTCACGCCGGCGACGCGTACAATGAATTACCTTTAGCAACTTTTGATAGTGAAAAGCTTCAAAGTATAGAAGATTTAGTTGGCAGTGAAAATCTAAAAAGAGTTAAATCAATTTATAATTTTAGACGAAGCACAAATAGGGCAGAAAAATTAACATATAAGCGGAGCGATAACGGACATACAATAGCAACCGTGGTCGACGGTGTAATCACCTGGGCTGACCAGGACGCCGCGCACTGGACAAGCAATATCATCACCCAGCAAGCGACCTTCCAGGAATGCGAAGACGTGACGTCCGAAGAGGTCGTCGACACCGTCAGTATGAACATCGGCGGCGAAGAGTGGGATAGCCAGGTGACCGTCACCACAACGGAGGAGAAGTGCTTAACAAAATTCACCGAACTCGGCGAACTCTGGAATAACACGGATCCTGCTTTCCTCGATATACTAGTTGATAACGACGAACTTAAAAGGCAGTCGTCGCTGACAGGTTTTAAAACAAGACCGGAACTACAAATTCCTATTATCGAAGTTGAAAAAAACTTGGATTTGTTGCCAGGTGGTTTTAAATTTGATGACGGCGATTTAATTCCATATGAAGAAATGGGCTATTATTCTGCAAACTCTCCGAAAATTAAAGATTTTGTCAGCGATATCGACAGCCCAACATATATTAAAGATATCGCCGACCTTGTTGAGGTTGTTGATGATAAACTCGTTTATGGAGAAACAATAAAGAGCGTAATCAATAACCCAACTCAGTTCTTTTATAAAAATCTTGCAAACGACCTTCTTTCAGAAATGAAAGAGACGCCAGAATTTAGATTAATGTTTGACCATTTATTCCCAATGCGTCGATACATGACTTTGGCATTTATGTATGCTGGTGACGGATTATCTAAATTTATTCCAGAGCCGACAGAAATATTGGATGAAACGAAGAAAGCAATTCTTAATACCCTTAAATCATTATTTGAATCTGGTGATTTTGTATATGATCCTGATCAGGGACAAGAGTACCTCCAAAATGCTATGACCTTCGGCGCCAAATTCGGCACAAGAGGTAAATCTCCTGATACAACAAAAATGATTTTAAAGATAATTCTTATGACTCCTTTATTAATTTTAAAGGGCTTCGTGGAAATTACAGATCCGGCTATCATGACAGCCAAGGCAATTATTGATATTTCTGTAGCTATTACTTCTGCAGTTATTAGCGGCGTGGAACAAGGCCTCAGAGCTTCTAAGAATGTTGCAGAAAGTGCGAAAGCGAATGCTGACATGGCACTGAGTCAAGCTGCCATCGCTGCGAAGGTAGCCGCAACACCGGCCCTTGCGGCATGGAATAAATTAGCTAAAGACACTAAAAACCACTTCACCCCTGGCTCCGATCCCAAACTGGAGCAGGAAGTGATGTTGCCACCATCGACCACTATGGGTGAAGAAGGCGCGGAGGCATCAGTACTGCAGGAAGCTCTCGAAGGCCAGGGAACCGACGAGCCCGGGCAATCTTGCGGTGACGACGGCGCAGCACCTTGTTGCGGTGACGAAGG